TGTCCGTCGCGGGCGTGTTGATAGTGAACAACGCCCTGCTCCGAACTATGATAACGCACGGATGCCTGCCAAGCAGGACACCATACCCATTAATAATGCAAACTCTATCATACTCAGTCCTCCACTACTTTAACGTTAATACTTGCAGGACATAATGCTGCTGCCTGCTTTACGTTCTCTACTACGTCGTACATTACGACGATTCCGTCAAAATACAACTTTGCCATGATGATTTAATGTTTTTAGATTAATACATATTCCTGCTTTTGCGCATTTATTCCCTATACCAATTGTCTATAAAACGCTTTGCCTCCCTGAGTGTGCCAAAACGCTGCCACTCGAGTGCTTTCACGTAATACCACTTTTCTGCGTCACGATAAATATCTATGCCGTCATAGGTCGTGCTATACGTCACATCAACTTTATCGTAGCCCTGCTGCCACCTATTAAAGCAGTCGACTGCCTGCGGTACGTTAATAGTCATAATGATGCCTCCTATATGTTTTATGATTAATACTATAATGATACTTAATACATGCTCCTGCTTTTGCACACCTTTGTTATGTAACTATTCTCAAAGCGCATAGTACGTACATAAGTGCTGCACGTGCCAGCCTGCTCAGTGCTGAATCTGTTACGCACACGCTTTTGTGTACGCTCGCGCTTGCACTGCTCGAATATTGCACGCTCCATGTCTAAACACTCCATGCGCTTATTATATGATGCCTGCTTTCGCTGGTTGACGTTATAAATAGCCTGCTCACGTAACAAACTTTGTGGAACACTGCTGCATAAATCTTTTAACGTTGCCATAATCTTCTTTTTTTTGTTTCTTGGTATGCGTATGCTCCGACGATTTACTTTGTGCCGTTCCTTGAACTCCCCACAGTCGTATATTTCTGCGAGGCTTACCCGTGGCCACTCCAGCACAATACACACGCACACTTTTTGCTCCAAAAAAGTTTATTTGCGCTACCAAACTATTTAAAAAGGTCATACCTTTGCTTTTTTTGCCGTTATATTCTATCATATCAGTTACACCGGTTAACGTCATACCAAATAGGTACGCGGAACGTCATGCATAACGCACAATATACGCCCGTCACGCTGATAGTGATTTTTTTCAAAAAGCCAAATTAATTACGCCGTTTGCTTACTTTAAAAGGTATAAAGATAGTGCACGCCCTTTGCGTTAAATCGCCCTATCTTTTGCGCCCTTTGCGCTTTTCCTTAAATTTTTGCGCCCTTTGTGCGCCCTTTGTGGGTGCAAAGGTACGTTAAAACACTATTTAACGCCCTTATTTTGTAGGCTGCAATATTTTCGCAATCACGCCCTTAAAACGCCCTTAAAAGCTATTTTAATACGTTTGCAGCCCTTTGTGGAGATTATGCCACATTTGCATATTTTTCCTTTAATGCAACTAATTTATCTGCTAAATCAATTTCCGTGATACGCCCTGAATTATAGTCTAAAATTACGCCCTTTTTGGCCTTTTCATACTCCTTTGTACTATCTTTTGCGGCCTTTTCTGACTCTTTTGCAGCCTTTTCGCTTGCAATAATGTCTACCTTTGCTACCTTTGCGAAAGCGTTAAAAATGCCGTTAATTGTCAGCGAAATAGGTACACATATGTATAAATCGCCCTTTTCATTTTCGACAATTTCGCGCCCTTTGTCATCAGTGTATATCATTACAGATAGATTGTTAATGTCGTAATAATCTGCAAATAAATCGCCCTTTTCGCCCTTAAAAGGTGATAATGTACAAAAACGCCCGAAGCTATCTTTCTCAAACAGGCAAACGTCGAAAGCATATCTGTTTGCGTGCATACCTTTACATACCTTTGCAACCTTTTTTAAATTTTCTGGTTTAATGTCACAATTAGTTACTTTTGAAAAATCGCCCTTTGCGGCCTTATTTAACAAATTAATCACTACAAATGGGTTATTAAAAGTACCCTTAATTTCTACCTTTGCGCCCTTAACTATTCCGTTAAACTCCTTTGCGCTAAAAACATTATTTGCCATAATTTTTAAATGTTTAAATGATTAATACTATTTTCTTTTGCTCTTCATTTCTGAATTGCGATGCAAAGGTACGGCGATATTTTGATATTTGCAAGAAATAATATGTTTTTAACACTTTGCACGGAAATGTCAGTAAATAGGCGATTTTTGTGTTAAAATTGCAATAAAAATATGTTAATCTAATTAATTAATTACTTTATTATATTATTATAACTATCTGATAATCAGTTATTTATATATAATTTAATATATAATCTATTATGTAGACTATTTCTAAATTGATTAATTATTTACAATTTATATATTATACATTATATATATAAATAAATAATATATTTTTATATTTATATAACTTAATATTATAATAACAATTTTAAGTTTATTCTTTTTTTTTAATAATATATTCTATTATGCAAAGATACGGATAATTGTTTATTGGCATAATAATATACTTATTTAAATTAATGTACCAAATTAATATGTTTTCCAATTTTAGCGTTTTTCAGTTTTTCAGTATCTGAAAATAAGCATCCGCAAAAACGCTATTTTTTGTAAATGAACACACACAAACAATATAAAAGCGGGTGCAAAGGTAGGAAATAAAAGCGGGTGCAAAGTATTGAAACACCAAAACAAAAAAGATAGACGGGAGGGAGGGTAAAAGCGCAGCCGAATAGTATGGTGCAAACACCCTGTTTTTAAAAAAAAGAAAATCTGAAAACGAAAAAGAAAAATTTTAAAAAACGAAAAAAGAAAAAATCAGCGTATAAAAGTCCAGAATCAGTAATTTTGTGTCTTGTGTGATGGTGTGTGATGTAGTACGATTCGTTTTAAGGCGCTTTTTAGGCTTTCTGGCGGGTTTTTACCCATTCGCCTTACAACTTATCCACTTTGATAAAATTCGGGGCTTAAAATGGCTTAAAAATGCGTTTTTGTTATTCTGGCATAAGAATTATTATGCTTTTGCGGTACAATAAAAGGGGTTTTGCGAAAGTTACGCGCGTGCGCATGTGTGTATATAATAAATATACTTATTTAATAAGTGTACTTTTCAATGTGTATTCTTATTTAAATTAGTTAAACTTATTAATAAGTGTTAATGTTTTATTGTTTTTGCTTAGAATATATATAACTTTGCACCAAGTTTAACGTAAAACAAAAGAATTTATATGGAAGCAAAAGATTTAATGATTGGCGACTGGGTATATAACACCCACAACCAGCAACCAGAGCAAGTGTGCGAAATCATGGAGCGTATGGTGATGCTGTCCTACAACGACCTGTACGACTACGACGAAATTGAGTCTATTCCTCTTACTCAAGATATTCTTAAAAATAACGGTTTTAATGTTGTGCAATATTCTGACGGTGATTATTATGCAGATATTATGTTTGAAGACCAAGGTCGGCGCGTCGAAGTTGAGTATAGGTATGGTGTTGATATTGATGTATGTGTGATAGACCACAATAACACGTCTCTTCTTTCTCGCGTAGACACACAGGTTAGATACATTCATGAATTGCAGAATCTCTTTAGAATTATGCAAATCAACAAAGAAATTGTATTTTAGTTTCACTTAAACCATAGAATTATGAACAGTTTTTTGGATGGTGTAAGAAGTTTGATAGATGCCCACAACGACAAATTGAATGAGTTGACTATGAAATCAACCGTTGGCATGAGTATCGAAAAAATAGCGCAGTCTATTAAGGATGGAGGTCGTGAAATTGCTGCCAATCTCCGTAGACGCGGAATAAATGTAGATTATTAACTATAAAAACAAAAGAATTTATTAAGTTATTATGATGAATAATGTTAATGACATTCCGCATGAATTAATGTCAAAGATGCGTGAGTCTTTTGAGGCCGAACCCAAGATACGTGAGTTGCGTGTTCAGCAGCAGATGATGATGCGTACAGGCAGGTATGGTGTAGCTTTGGATTTGGCCAAGCGTATAGAGATGTTGTTCAACCGTGTTGTGTATGAGTATCTTGACAATGCGGAGAACGAGGTGCGTCAGGTGGAGGTTGCGACGTTGGACATTCCTTTAAAGGACAAGGAGGAGTTGATGAAGCGTCTGTTGGTGTGTTTCATGTGTGCAGACATCATTGAGTCTTCTGTCATTGACATGGATGACATTTTGCATCGTTATGACAAAGACACTTACATGGAGATGTTCAACGACATACGTCAGGTGATGTCGATGGCGAAGGAGAAGTTGCGTTACATGCAGGAGAACAGTGGTTACATGAAAGACCTTGTATGGGGTGAGAAGTGTGATGATATGTATGCGATGATGGTCAGTAAGGCAGGTTCTATCATGCGTAAGATGAAGAGTGACCCGAATTATGGGAAGAATGGTGAAAAGTTCAATAAGTGAAATAAAGCCTTTCTAAGCGCGTTGAAAGTCCTTTGTGGTAACTTATACCGCTTTGGCATTGAAATGCGCCCTACGGGCTTAAAAAGTGGAAAAAACAACGTTTAACGATAAACATTAAGGATTATGATTAACAGAGAGTATGAAAATGTTGCTCCTTGGAAGAAGGAGTTGTCGAGGAAGATTGGTTTGTTTGGTCTTAGTGATTTGCGCAAACTTGCCCCTATCGGGGATTTGGGCTACGAGAACGGCTGGTACTGGGACTATATGGGTCGCAAGGGCTGGTTTTTCGGCGACATGGAGAAGGCTATTATGCGTGCTTTTCATGAGCAGGGCTTTAAGTTTGACAAAGGTTGGAGTACTGGCTACCGCAATACAGACCACCACAGTCTATGTACGGAGTTGGGTTTATCTTACAGTGTTGACAGCGGTGATTAATATGTGTATTGTTAAGAAAGTTGGCTTTGGTGGCTGGGATGGTGAGTCGTGGACGAGTTATCTTGTCTTTGGCAGGTTCTGGGTTCACGTCAATCGTCGCCGCCGATGGCCTTTTGTTAGTTTCAAGTGGATTCCGTTTTAAAAATTTAATTATATAGTTATGGATATTACAGGTACAGTTATTCAGATTCTGCCCGAACAGCGTTTCAATGGCAAGAATGGTGAGGTAGTGAAGAATCAGTTTGTCATCGAGCATGGTATGCAGTACAAGAAGAAAGCCGTTTTCGGTGTTCTTGGCGAGGACAAGTGGAAACAGATGAATGTTGTTCAGGGTGCGGACGTTCAGGTGTCTTTTGATGTTGATGCCCGTGAGTGGAACGGCAAGTGGTTTGGTGAGTTGCTGGCGTGGCGTGTGCAGAATGTCAATGGTCAGCAGCAGGCATCCGCAAGTGCAATACCGTCGCCAGCACCGCAGCCACAGGTTCAGCAGAATGATGCGAATACGGATGACGATTCGTTACCTTTTTAAAGGAAGTTAAAAATTTGGATATTACAAAAAGTTTTTGTATCTTTGCATCGTAAATAAAGGATTGGTCGAGAATCCTAACACGAAACACTTAATTCCCTTGTAAGTAGGTGTATGCTCGACCCATACACCGAACACTTGGGAGTTTTGATTTTATGAAAGAAGAAAATACAAAGGTTTGCTTTAAGTGTGGTAGGGAATTGCCGTTGAGTGAATTTTATAAACACCCTCGTATGGCTGACGGACATTTAAACAAGTGCAAGGATTGCGCCAAGCATGATGTTATGAAAGATTATGATAGAAAATCAAAAGACGAGTCTTGGATTAAAAAGGAACGCAATCGAGGAAGAGAAAAGTATCATAGGCTTGGCTACAAGGATAGGGATTTTAACAACAAAACAAGGCGAGATTTTCATGCGTCTGGAAGCGTGCAACGCTGTCTTAGAAATCTTGGGATAGACAAACATGGAAAGGAAGCCCACCACTGGAATTACAACAAGCCAAGGTCTATCATTCTTTTATCGCCAAAGGCGCATCATAGATTACACAAGTATGTGAAGGCGAATAGAGAGGATAAGTATTTGTACACTCTTGATGGCGTATGCCTTGACACAGAAGATAAGACGCTAAAATACTACAAAGAAGTATTAAGCAAATACGAAGATTTGAAAGAAGATTTAAAAATTATAAACTTTTAGGATATGTCGAAACAACGTAACGAAACTCTTCAAGCCTTGTGCCGTGACTACCTATCGCGGTTGCGGTACATGGCTAAGAAGCACGGAATAGATGTGGATGCGATTATTCGTGCCAACAAACGGAATGAATGTGAAGCCACCAACAAAGAAGTAGAAATGCTTGCACGTTGCGTTGATGATGAACGTGTTTCAAGAACGGATATTCCAAAGATTCTTGGCGAGTCGTACCGTCAGAGCGAAAGCAGCGGTGTGTTTGACAAGATAAAGAAGCTGCGTCGCGTCGGTATCTATTCAAAGGTTAGTGCATTGTTATTCAAAAGTAAACATCATTTAACTTAAAAACGATTAAATTATTTGGAAACAAAGAAAATTGGTTGTATCTTTGCACAAGAAAATTGCACCAAGCGTTGCCTGCTACATTAAACGCAAAGGTGATTAGGATATTAACGTTAAACAACTTTTTTTGGATAACGGGTGATATGAATCGGAGTAGCAGCCGAGGAGTATTGCCCGTTTGATTTAAAACTGCTACAATATGAATTATGATGATTATTTTGTCGTTCAAGCAAGAATGGTTATTGAACTTGGACTTAGTGGGAACAGACTATTGATATATGCTCTTATTCATGGTTTTTGTAAAGACGGGAACAATGAGTTTATTGGTAGTATTAACTACTTATGCGATTGGACTAACTTATCAAGGAACACCGTTATATCAACATTAAAGTCGTTGGTTGATGACAAATTGCTGAAAAAAAGAGAATATATTGTTAATGGTGTAAGATATTGTGCCTATAGTATGGGTGATTACGGAAAGTTACCACCGTTAGTACATTCTATTGGGGGCAGTGCAAAAATTGCACCACCAGTGCAAAACAAGGATGGAGGTAGTGCAAAAATTGCACCCAATAATATAAAAGATAATATAGATGAAAGAATAGAAGATACTATCATATCTTCTAAGAAAGAAAAAAGATTTATCAAGCCTACGATACAGGAGATACAGACACATATCCTTGAAAAAGGGTACACGTTTGATGCGGAGGCTTTCTATGCTTTCTATGAAAGTAACGGATGGAAAGTGGGAAAGAATCCGATGAAGAACTGGAAGATGGCTTGCACTACATGGGCTAAGAACAGAAAGAGTAACTATAATAACAACGTGAATTATGGAAGAGAAACAATCACCGACAAGATTAGGAGAAGTGTTGAGGAAGCAAACGTCTTTAGCCAGCAACTCGCAGACCGCATTGGCAGTCAGCAACAAGCCGACGTTTGTGACGGAGATAACGACGAGGTATGGTAGTTTCACGCAACTTAGCAACAAGTTCTCCTATGCAAACAAGAACGTGTTTGTGCAGGATGCGATGGCGTGTTTCCGTCGTGATAGCCCAACGTTCGTGCGCATAGACATAACCTATGGGCGAGGTTCATCAGCAAACTGGATATACAACATTCTACAGGGCATGTTCATTTTTATTGGCGTTACGAATGACAAGTTTAGTAAGGAACAGGTCTACAACCTCGCCTGCAACATCTATGCGAACTATAAGACATTGAAAGTTGTCGAGTTCCTGCTGTTCGTTACACGCTTTGAGGGTGGCAAGTACGGGCGTTTCTATGGTGGCGATTCCTATGCTCTAGTTGTCACAGAGGCTTTGAACAAGTTTATGGTAGAACGTGAGCACTACTATGCCGACATCGAACGCATGCGCAATGACAAGCGGATTGAAGAAGGCAAAAAGAATACCATCACGTTTGAGGAATACAAGCGTATGAAAGAGGCTAACGGCGAAAGCGTATCAGACGCACTAAATGGATTATACGGCAATGGATAAAGAGGAATATAGAATCCTGCTAAAAGACTGGCGATGGAAAGAACGCCGCAAGGAAATACTTGAAAGGGACGATTATACGTGCCAAAGGTGCTATGCCAACAGAAACGATGATGTTGTGCTAAACGTACACCACAGATATTACATAGACGGCTATATGCCTTGGGAATACCCTGATGATGCCTTGGTTACGTTGTGCGAAGATTGTCATCAAATGGAACACGAATATAATGACATTGATGTTTATTAACACAATAATTCTTAAAATATTTGGAATATATAAAGAAAATATATAATTTTGCAACACATTTTTTATTAATTAATTATTTACGTTATGAAAACAAAGGATTTTAATGTTGGAAAAGAACTTGAAAAGATTGCCAAGGGAATGGGCGAAAACGAAACGTTGTTTGCAATCTATCTGAATGAGGACAAAAAAGATGTCTGTGTCCTTACTACTGGCGATGATGACAACAATATCATCTGCGCTTTTGCTGCCATGCTTGAAGTCTCGCTTAAAGGCAAAGGCGACGAGGGCATGGATAGGGTGACAAACATCATCATTGAAGCTCTTAAACTTGTCCAAAAGTCACGTTCCATCGCTGGACTTAAACTCGCTACCGAATTGCTGAAAGGTGTACTTGAAAAAGACGGTCTTTTAAACAATGACGATGATGATGAAGAAGAGGATGACGAAGACTGCAAAAATTGCGAGTTCTTAAAGAAGTGTGACAATGAAGCAGCTATCAAGTACCGTAAGGAACACGGTATTCCAAAGCCCAAGAAGAACAAGAAAGGCGGGCGCAAGATTGACGTAAACTAATTCTGGTTATGGAGAAACAGAAACTATACATCAAACTGCCAAATGGCAGATATGAGGAATATCGTGAGCCAGTTCAGGAATACGACAACAAACTATACCGAAAGGTTGTGCGTGGAAGCAAGGCTTATTATGAGCCTTGTTCCATGCTTATGACAAATGACCTTCCAGAAGGTGTATGGGTGGTCGTAAAACATCGTGGCTCAAAATCTATATCAAACGGCAGGTATATGCTTGAAAACTACATGTGCTTAAAGGCTGGGGATATTCAAGAAATGTCACTTGAAAAACTTGGCGGAATGGAAAGACTTGCACACTACCTTTCACAACATTGGAATGAATTGCCGAAAGATTGGTCTCAATATGACTTGTGCCGTGCAATAGTAGGATTACTGTTTCAATACGAAAAAGAAAAATGACAATAGAATACAACTAAATAATGATGGACACAACTTTTGAAATGGTTACGGCAGAAATGCTGAATATGTACCAAAGGAAAAATGCCGATTACGGCAATAGTTTTGCAGAAACAATACGCGAGTTCGGTTTTATACCAGCGGTTGCACGCATCAACGACAAGTTGAAACGTGTCAAGAACATGGTCAAAGGGCGAGAAATGAACATTATCAAGGACGAAAGCCTACGGGACAACCTTATGGACATCGCCAACTACTGCGTTTTGACTATTATGGAATTGGATAACCAAGAATAAAGCCCTACAAGCGCGTTTTATTGCATTAGTGGCTAACTATACCACCCTTGCATAGAAATGCGCTTAAAACGGCTAAAAAGTGGTTTAAATCGAAAATTGTATGGATGACAAGACAAGAGAGTTGATGAAAGAAATAGTTCCGAACAAATTATGCATGCATTGCGAACATCGGAAAAGCATGTTTGTGGGTGAAAACTCAAGTCACAAACGAGTGTATTGTATGATGCAGCCGTCAAAGAAAAGCGTTTGCGGCTATAAGACTATCAAGGCGCATGACTATGCCTGTGGGCTTTACGAACAAAGACTTTAGCACTATGGCATCATTTAGCGTAATAGGATTTGTAGATGCGATAAAGATACTGCCAGACTCCTGTATGCTTTTTCTTTCCGAATACAAGAAAGGCTATAAGAAGTCAGATGGCACAATCGTAGATGACAAGTATCATGCTTGGAAAATAATATTCAAAGGCTATTTCACAAAATACCTTACCATGCATTTCGGAAAAGGGATGCTTGTTGAGGTAAAAGGCGACATAGTGCCTTACGCAATAGAACATGGACAGATAACAGATGGGTACTCCATCATAGGACAGACATGCAACCTTTTCTCGTACCCCAGATATAGCATAAGACAAGAACAGAAAATGATAAAAGAGTCATTGGGCAACGCCAACGAACAACCAGACTTGGAATCGTTTAACCAACCAGACTTTTAATGTAACGTTACAACAAAATATGTCTAACTTTTAAATTACATGTAATTATGAACAAAGAAGAAAGAGGTAAAACGCTTGGCGAATACCAAAAAAGAATCAAAGACTTGGAAGAAAGGATTGCTATCATGGAAGCAACCGACTCTGCATTATGCGCAGACCTTGAACACTGGAAAAAAGTTGCAGCAGGGCTGAAGGGCAGCAACAAAAAACTTTCAGAACGTGTTGAACACTACAAGAGCCTTGACTTGGAAGGAGACGTGCTTTACGAAAAGGCACTTGCAGACGTTGAAAAAAAGAACGTTGAACTCAACGAAAAAGACAAGGTGATAATCGGCTTGCAGTCACAGGTGACGGAACTCAACGCAAAGCTTACAAAGGTGACGCACGAAAGAAACGAACTAAAGGCTACAAACACAGACTTGGGGCTTGCTTTGAGGTACGAACAGATGCCTTGGTGGAAAAAGATATTCGGATAATCCAACCTTACCATTAAAACGGAAGCCGCTTAGTCCTTTGTGGATTCGGCGGCTTTTTCGTTTTGTTTAGGTGTTTGGAATCTTATACGGAGGCTTGAGGCAATGGAATGTTACTGTTGCCATAATATAAGAGCCAATATCCCATCTTTCAACTTGACCTTGTCTATTTATGCGATACTCGCCCCTTTGTAGCCTTACAACAGTTGGTTTTGCAGCTTTTAAACATACTACATAAGCTATCTTGTTTACATACGTGGACTTTAGGTATATCGCACCACTATAGCAAAGCGTAGCTATCATATCATCGTATGTCTGTTGTATGTCTATATGCGTGTTAGTGTACCGCTGCGAAACAATAAACGTAAGGTTTATGTCAACATTCTTTCGCACAACGGCATCAATGGTTGTCCCTTGTTCTGTTTTTTTTGTAGTACACATATAGTCCTCTATTTCAGAATCGACCCATTGCTCCGTGTACACGTTGACAGCATCACCAATTTCTCCAAAACCGTCAATCGACAAAACGCGAACACCTGAATGGGATGTAAAGTCAACCCATGTAGTCCCGTCGGAACTATGAAAATATTTTTCTGTTAAATCGTATGTTGCCATAATCTTATAATCTTAGTTCTTTATTAAACACCTTAACTTTACCTAAACAATATTTGCCAAGCTCAACACTTGCGCTGTCCGAGTATTTGTAAACCGTGACACTACTCTTTTCATCCAAGTCCTCAATCGTTATCTTGCTTTTGTCGAATAGCTTTATGTTGATGCTATTATAGCCATCACCAACCAAATGCACGTTACTGCGGTTGCTAATATAGATGGTAGGTGCTTTTGTTTGTGGAACAACAATATTTGCACCAACCGTATGCGAAATATGCAACACGTCTGCCGATGCTACAATATCATTCGTGTAATCCCAATCAACAAACCACATATAGTTGTACCCAGCCACATTATCGCAATCCTTTAATACATACCCATTAAGGTATTCGCCAAAGGTGTTCAGTATATAGTCGGTTGTGATTACGCCCTCGTACATCTTAGTAGCCACCCAAGGGCAACTTTGTTGTCTCATAGCCAGACGGACTAATTTCAGTTTGTCCTCGTGACAAATTCTTATCTCGTCACGATACTCTTTGCATAGTCCGTTGCTATATGCTTCTTTTAGAAAGTTTAGAAATTCTTTATCCATACTAATCCGTTATTTTCACTTTATAGTTCATTAAGGCGTTGTACACCTTTTCTGTTATTTTACCATCGTTATAATAACGAGTAGCCATCTCTTGTATGTGAGCCTCTTTCGCTAATTTGTATGCTTGAAAGGCTTCTTCTGGTGTATTGAAAGTTCCAAGATGGAAATGTTTTTTGATACCATTATTGATATATGCTACATACTTATAGCCATTAGCCATCTTTCTTTCGTAAACACCGACTGGCATATCCCCCCTTGCTTTATCGCTTTTACACAATAGAACATTTATTTCGTTTGGTACGAAGCAGCAAGTATCAGGACTGTACACTTTGTTTCCTTTATGTAAAATGTCCTTATCCAAGCAATATCCGTCCATATATCCATTTGCTGGGTCATCAAACCACTTCTTGAAAACATTAAAACTTTTCCACTCATCACAACAAGTACAATTTTTGTAAGATGTGTGAGACTTTTTAAATTCTTCGCTATAGCAACGCTTCAACATTTCCACCCATGTATGATAAGGTGGTATGTGTATATGGTCGTATTTTATGTTTCCATCAAAGTCGTTTACGCCAACACCGTACACAAGTTTGGTTCTTTTGCGCACATTGCCAGTGTTGCTTATTCTGCGTTTTATCTTAGCACATTCAGGACATCCTTGACCAATTAGATGATTCCAAACACTTATAGGAAACACTCCATGTTCTTTGCATATTACAGAAATAACAGTTTTGTTGCCGTGATAATTGGATTCGCATACTTCCGTGTAGTCATACCTATTACCGTGAACGTTTCTAAATTCTTTTAGCACTTGTGCTAAAGGTTTCATCTTTGCCATATTGCCTGTTCTTTTAATAATGTCTGTCATTGAAATAGTGGAAGGGGCGACAGACTTGCCCCTTATTGGATGGTAGCTACTCCATCCTATCCACTTTGCAAAGATAAGCAATATAATTAATATATGCAAGTTTTTAACCATATTTATTACTTTAAACCATTTCTACTCTTACAGACATTCCGTTAGGTGAGCTCCATCCTTCCAGTATAGATTGGATTGCTTGCTGTGTTTGATATGATGTTTGCAGTTGGAGTAAAATTTGCCCCTGAACACCCAATTGTATGTCTGAATCAGCACCAACAATAGCATCCCTTATTTGCTCAAGCAATGTACTATGATAATAAACCTGCTGACTTATACCATTCATATAACCTTCAAGTGCAGAGGCGGTTGTCTCACTTACGGACTGTATTCCTTGTTGTAGGGAAGAAAGTGATTGCTGAGAAGATGTGTCCAATCCAAGTTCTTTGATAAGCTCATTTACATAGTCGATATAACCCTGTATCTCTGGACTGAGGTTTTCGAGCTGCTCTGCAAAATTCTTTATGTCTCCCTCCTGCCAAGCGTTTGCAAGTTCGTGTTCAAGCATTTTCTTGTAATCATCGAGATAATCAGAAGAACTATTCAAAAACCAATTGGCAAAATCCTCGGTAAGATGTCCCATCTCATCAAAAGCCGATTTGCCAGTTCTTGCTTGGTATTCTGAATACATCTTTTCCCATAATTCCTTGTACTCTTCTGTAGTACCTTCTAACCAAGATTCATTTGTTGAAACAAATGGTGTTCCATCAAGTAATCTTCTCATAAGATAATCCATCATTCCTCTGTTGGAAAACTCTTCGATGGCTTGAAGCTCTTCCGTCTGTGATTTGGTTCGCTTGTCAATCTCCGACTGTATATTATCCCAAATTTCTTGCAATTTTGGTTCAAGAATCTTTGTGGCAAGAATCTTTTTTAGCATGTTGGCTATCATGTCGTCTATGCTATCGTTGAAGCTTGCCATAGCATCCTCTCCACTACGAAGTGCGCTGATAAATGCACCCATCATATTTTCTGCCGCATCGCCGACACTGGAAATGCCGAGGAAATCGTTTACAATCTCATCTGCCGCACGCTTCAAGTCAAGTTCAAGGTCTTTGATTTGGCTTCTGAGGTCTTCGATTCTTTCTTCATCCCTGTTCTTTGAATCCCTGCTTTCTTCCAATGTGAGCTGCCTTTTAAGTTCTGCGAGTTGCCATTCTCTGCTTGCAATGGCAATCTTTCTTAAAGTCAACTCGCCAGTACCTCCAACCTTTTCAATCTCGTATTCAAGGTCTTTAAATGCTGTCTGAAGCCTTCTGATATTTATTTCAGACTGCTTTACGTTGGTGTTGATGGATGAGTTGCCACTAAACTCGTCACCAAATTCCTTGATGAATCCCGTGGCTGCACCAGCGACAGCACCAATGGCTGCTCCATATCCACCAAACGCTGCACCAATCTGAGCACCTTGCCCAGCTTTATCAAGAACACCGAACACTCTTTCTATGTCAGAACCTTCCTTTCCTCCAATTGCTTTTGCCAATTCATCAACAAGACCAATAGCGCCCTTGATAGCACCATAAACAGACATAAGTGATGCCACCCATTCACCAGCCGAGATTTTTCCTACTTTAGACAAGTTTTTCCACCGTTCTTTCAATTCGTCAAGAGTTTTGATTTGCTCTTTAGTTGCCTCGCCATCACCTATCTCCTTTTCAAGTGCTATAATATCAGACATTATAGCTTCCATTTCGGGCTCAACATCAGTCATACGTTCTTTGGCTTTGTCAATCATGTCGACAATAGCACCAAAGGGGTTGTTTTTGCGCTGTTCTTTGTATAAGTTTTTTAGCGCATTATTTATGTTCTTTATTTGTTTTCCATCAAGACCTTTCGCTGTTTTCTTGTACTTTTCAAGACTTGCAATCAAGCCTTTAATAGCCTTGTTTGTCATTCCAGAAAGTTCACCAGTGGCAATAATCCATTCTGGCGATTTCTGGAACTCCTCAAAATTGGTCTTTGCTATTCCTTGGTCTTGACTGTTATCAATGGCGGTTACAATGTTCAGTTTTGCTTTGTCATCACCAGCAATGCTCTTTACAAGTTCTTGCAATTGTTGAATTAGCCTTTGCCTTTCCTGTGGGTCTGTTGCGGCAAGGATTTGCGTCTGCAATTTTAATGCCATAGACTTTTCCTCGTCACTACCGAATTGCTGTGCAAAAGAAACGCGCTCTTTGACAGCGTCGTTTTGAATCTTGTTGACCTTCGTTTCGTATTCGGCGTACTTCTCAAGCAACTTGTCCCAATCCTTGATTCTATCCTCCGTTTCTTTTCTCTGGAAACCCCTTGCGGCTTCAACTGCCTTCTTGACAAGTTCAAGTTGTTTGTCTGTAAAGGTTTTGTTCTCTTCAAAAGCGCGCATATCATCATCCGTAATATCAAGCACGCTCGGAAGTTCTGTCTTTGCCCCTAAGTCTTTAAGCTTGTTGTTAAGTATCTTTGATGCACGTTCCGCATATTCGCTTGCGGTTCTTGGAAGGTCACTTACATCAATACCCATCCAATCGGCAAACATATTACCCAACTCTGGGTCTGCATCCAAAGAAACGGCTAACTCGTATTCGTCTTTTAACCTATCAAGTTCGTTGTTCAAACCCTTGGTAACCTTGGTTAGGTCATACGATTTTGCATCAACTACAATTTCGCTATACTTAACCTCTAATTCCTTGATTTCTTCTGGCTTAATATTTTTTGCAATCTTAGCGGAGTCTAATTGCAATTTTAGCATATCCAATAGCGCACGCGGGTTGTCAGTACCAGCAAACTTAGAAATGTCAAAAAGAGGTATTCCGTTTTTGCCAAGCACTTTATTTACATGTGCAAGCGAGTTGGCAAATTGGTTTGTAACCATAGCCAATGCCTCGCCATCGGTTGCGCCAGCGTCCGTTAGCTTCTTGTATTGGCTACGAACTTTGTCTATAAGCTGCAACTCGTCTTTTAGTGCTTTTTGGAGTTCGCTTTCGGCTTGTTTCTGTGCTTTACTTGCGGCAGCATTCTCTTTCTTTGTGCTAAAATCGTAGCCACCTGCATCTTCAACCTCTTTCGCTGCTTTCAGCCAATCATTTGCTGCTTTTTCCTGCTCTTGCGCATCTTTAACAATCGCCTTTGAAAGTGCATCTTGTTTATTTTTGTTTGCACTTATTATTTCTGCATTCTTTTTCGACAGTTCTAATTGTTTTTTTCTTTCATCGCTAACACGCTTCTCATACTCAACGTTGCTTTCTGTTGTTTTTCGCATGAGATTACCGTATCTTTGTTGCGCCTCCGTTTCTGCTTTTTCGCGTTCTTTTTGGTCTGCAATCCATGGCTTGCTTACAAATCTATCCTTAAATTGTTTTTGAACCTCGTCAAGCGTAGTTGTTGCAAACTCTGTAACAATGCGAAGTTTGAAATCCGTATTGTTTAGTTGGTTTAAAATTTGGTCTATTGCACCCTGTGCAGCAAGCGGTAAGTCGGTCTTTACTTTTTCAGCTGTCTTTCTTATTGCGTTCTCTTGACCACTTGACCACCTATGAGTTTCTTTGAGAATATCGTCGGTTACACCTTGGAATGCACTTCCATGGTCTTTCTTTAAACGCTCAAGGAAAAGTTTGTAATAATACGCTTGCTTATCAACAGCACCATTAAACTCTTCCGCCATAACATCGTTATATAGGGATTCAAAAAGAGCCTTACCCTTTCCTTTTATTTGGGGGAATTGTTGCTCTATCCCTTTTAGCACACGCGCTACGGCTTCGTTGACTTGAATACTATCTTTAAGTCCTTCCTCGCCAAGTTCATCCTTAATAGCCTCTGCTGCGTTGTGCGCAAAATTTTTAATTTCTAGTTCTGCCTCTTCGGTACTACTTCCAAGTTTCTCTTTCATGTCATTAAAGAAACCTGTTAGACCTTGAACGACATCCGTTATGACGCTTCCTGTGCTTTTAAAATATAGTTCTTCTGTTTGTGCCGAAATTCTTAATCTTTCATTAAAGTCATCAATATCCTCAGCAAGACCCTCGCCAAAAAGACCAAACAATATAGAGTTTTGGCTAATATCCAATTTGCCGTCAAGGTCGATAAGTTTGTTGTTTGCCTCTGCAATCCTCTCAGCAAGATTAAATGCCTTTGTAACTCTTTCGTTAAGGTCTTCTATCTTAATAAGTTCTGGTATAATATCTTTTGCGCTAATCGCAGATAACTCTATTTGCTCACGTAGCGCATCCCACGTTTTTTCTGCGTCTGGCTTTGGCAGTTTACCAGTTCTTGCAGAAAGCCTTGCGTAAGACATCTCTGCACTTTCTATAAACTCGTAGATAGAGTTTGCAGATTCTTTTGCGCCATCAACAATAACTTTGTTGAGTTTTTCTATCTCCTCCGCATTCCTTTGATATGTCATTATTGCATCCGCAACTACGAATAAAAGTGCGGCACCAGCAGCGGCATAGCCAGATACAAGATTTTTTGTTGAGCCAGCAAGACCAGAAAGCCTTGTTTGTAACTTTTCGCCAAGAAGAACTTGCATACCCATCTTGGTATTCAATTCGCCAATAGCCAAGAGCGCAAGTGCCTGTGCGCCTTTCCAAAGACCGATAGCCAAAACAACCCTTTGTATAGCACCGTAAATATCTTGCCAATGCAAGAATAAGTCCCTTAATATGCCGATACCAGACGTTAATACCCCTTGTCGCGAAGCACCAATATCATTTAGCATATTGTTCCATGCCAGAGTAAGGTTTGCAAGACGGACTTTTAGTGTGTCAGCCATTTTTGCTTGGAAATCAAAGAACTTACCACCTTCGTCTGTCATCTTTGTTACAACTGCCATGACAGAATTGAAATCAATAGCTTTCTTTTTCATTCGGTCGTACACATCACCGACACTAACGACCTTTCCTTCAAGTTCTGAGTAATATTTTGACAGCTCTCTTACAAGCGGAATACCAGCGTTTGCAAACATTCTTGCATCACGGCTATTAAGATAACCATAAGCCTTGATTTGACCAAGCGCATAAGTTAAGCGTTCCATTGGAACACCAACGGCTGATGCCATGTCAGCTAAACGTCTTGTGGTGTCAACGACATCTTTTGCAGCAATGTCGTATGCCGTTAATTGTTTTGCGGCATTGGAAAGTTCAATAAGCGTGTAAGGCGACACAAGTGCCATCTGCGACAACTCGTTGAATATCTGAGTGCCGCGCTCTGCGCTATTGATAAGAATGCCAAGTGCGCGTTCGTTCATTTCATATTGCGAACGAACCTCAATAAGATTCTTGATGAACTGTGTGCTTGCACCAACCGTAAAGTAGAATGCAAGACGGTTTTTCATATAGTTCCAAGAACGACCAAGGGCATTGTTGGATGCAATCATCTGTTGATTTTTTGCCATCAACTTGTTGTAGTCGTTTTGAAGCCTATTGATTTCCAAATCAACTTGTTTCATCTCTTCAAGTTGCTTGGGGTCTGTTATCTTTAAACCGCCTTTATATAAACGAAGAGCCTGTAGTTTGTCGTTAATGCGGTCTAATGTACTCTCGTCAAGACCAAGAGCCTTTTTAAGGCTTGTAGGTCGAGCCATTGTACGTTGAACATCACGTATTTCTCTGTTAAAAGCGTGTATTTTATCTCTTAACTCCGTTCCTTTTGATGCGTCCCTGTCGGCCTTATTTAATTGGTAATATTCTTTTGTTAATTGATTGAGCGTATTTCTTAACTCGTCATAAGAACGTTTTGTAGAGCCTATGGTGTCTTTTCCAACAAATTGAACGCCAGACAACTCTCTGTTGTATTTCTGAATAAGAGTTATAGCATCTTGCGCCTTTTTAATATCATTCTCCAAAGCAACACCCAAAGGTGATTGTTTTTGTGTCGAGTCCATATCAAAGAACGCTCTACGCATGCTAACAACAGCATTTTCAAGTTCTTTAAGCCCTCTTATTGGCTCTTTGCTGCCGCTATTTAGTTGCCCAAACATGTCACGCATGATTGCCCTTGATGTTTCCTGTGCTTGAAGCCCAGAACGCCGCATTTCTTGGCGAAGATTTTCATAAAAAACACCACTTTGAATAGCAGCCTGCCGTTCGGCCTCAACCCTTCTTTTTGTTGCAGAAACCTCTTCTTCCGATGATTGTATTGTCTTTCTGGAAGATTGTTGCGCAAGTAAAGAGTTGTTTTTTATTTGGTTGCCTAATTGTTGTAATTCTGGAGAAACCTTTCCAATTGATGAAATCCAGTTTTGTATAAGATGTCCTTGTGGTGCTATGACATCACCAATTTGGGCAATGGAATTTTGTACACCACGTATTTGTTGTATAAGGTTTTTTGCCTCTGCCTCAAATGCGTGTACATTGCTTGTTGCAAATTTATAAAAACTCTCATCGCCAGTTTTTATAGCATTAGCAGCCATAGCGACAAACGAAGAGTATTGCTGACGAGTTTCAATAAGACGTTGCCTAAGAAGTTCAAGCTGAATTTTCATTGTTTCAAGCGTATCGGCGTTTCTAAACTTTTCGCTTGAAGTCCTTATAGCAACCTGCTGGGCTTTTGCAAAATTATCAAGTGATGCCGTGGCAGATTTTGCCTCTTGCTCAACTTGTTTAAGACCCGTACCACCTTTAGAGGTACCAGAACCACCCGTATTGATTTTTATGTCACCTATGGATGATAGCGATTTTTTTACGTGGCTTACGGTGTCATCAAAGTCCTTACGTATGAGTTCTGTGGCTAATGCAACATTTCCCACAAGCTTATTTATTGACTTTTCAAGTTCTTCACTCGAAAGGCTTGCTGCAATAATTGTTGCCGAATTGTCTGCCATAATTATATAGAGTTTAAATTGTTATTATTTTTTATTTTTCTTTCTATTGTTGACGGGAATGTCCATTTCCTCGCCAGCTTTGAGCTTATTTGCACCAAGACCACCCATAAACGTTTCAAGATGCTTGTTGGCCTCGTACGCCTCCTTGTAGTTGTTCCAAGCCTTTTTGTCCGTTCCTTTGAGATACTTTGTATGAGTGTTGTCAACCGCCATAAACTGAATCTGTGCTATCGAAAGCCGATACAAATAATCGTCTAATCGGTATTGGGTGAATGCTCTGAGGAAGTCACTTGCGTCTGCAATGACAGTGCTTCCATAAACTGTGATGCTGTCTCCTCCGACTTCTTCTTCCGCATCAGAAGTGAATCCGTAAGCGTACTCACCGATTTTCTGAGTAAAAAAAAACCACTCAAATCAATAGACTTTATCGCACCAAGAACAATCGCTGCCCACTGGTTTGTGTCAAACGTACTATTCATTACCTTGGCTTTCATCATAGCAACCATCTTGTCGTTGCGCGACATCACATCATCCACATCCTCGTAGGAATGTATGTCATCTGGTGTAAACCTGTGATTGCACAATACTATTGCCATTATCTCGCACATCGCATCCAAATCGGTACACAAGGCCGTTATAACCTTTTGGTCGGTATCTAACGTTTCATCTGCCTTACGCATATCCATAACAAGCCTGCAAATGCGATATAAGGAATAATAGCGCATATTCTTAACCACATATTCCTTTTCGCCCAACAAAACCAACGACGGACTATCATTGATGATGTCTACAATGTCACGCTTGATTTCTATGGAAAAGTCAGACATTCCGTTTTCAACTTTTACCTCTTCTTCTTTCTTTTTTCTTGTCATATCCGTGAACGTTTTTGTTTTTGTCATCGTGAAACTAAAAAGGGAAGCGCCACAGGGGACACCCCTATAAACGCTCCCCCACGTTCACGAAAACAAAAGAATTTGTTTTTTAGGCTGTCTTGTCGCCAATAATCTTGTACATGTGGTCTACGTTAGGAGTAACGGTAGTGTCAGTGTACACAAGTGCGGTGATGGTTACGTTGTAGTTCAAAGCACCGTCTGCATCCTTCTTCAAAGTGCCAACGGTAAGACCTTTGTAGATGTACAGCTTGCCAAAGCCACGACCGAAAGAAAGCTCCCAAGAATGCTCAGAAGTGTAAGCACTCGGCGCACCTTCGTAAACCTCTTCTGCCGTAGTAGTTCCTGCTGTATGAGAACCGCCAAACAAGGGCTGGAGTTCATCAAGACCGTAGTTGGCAAGCTCAAACGTCATCGTAACAGGATTACCCTGATAGAAGATGTCGAACGGAGCATCATAGAACTCTGCCTCAATCTCGGTAGACTCAGGCTCATCCTGTGCGATTGTAAGACCACGAAGAACACCCATAAGCTGAGTGGTTGCCTCGTCACCAACATTGCCGTATTTCAGGCCAATCGGCTTCAAAGTTGTTTTCTTTGCCATAATTTTACCCTTTCTTAAATTAATTGTTTATACTTTTAAATTTGTTATTCTTAATTGTTTGTTACAACAACGAAAGACTTTACAAAGACATTATACTGATTTCCCTTATTCGTATCTTCATCGTCATCCATAGACAGGATTCCGTCTTCTTGCACGAAATATGGGCTGTTGTTTTGCGGATTTTGTACAAGAGTTCTTATAACGGCATTTATGCCGTCTTCAAACTCTGCATACTTTTCGGCATCCAAGCGTCCACGTTTCTTCTGAGGAACATAAGCGGTTACATAACAGCGAACCCATCCGAATGCGTCAAGACCGAACTCCGACTCGTCGTTTATGCCGCCAACCTGAATGACAATGAAACCGTTCTTGGTGTCATCTTCTGTGTTTTCAGTTGGAACACGCATTGAATAGACGTTTGGAGTAACACCCTCAAACATCGGCTTTAAGAACTCGTATATCGCTATTCTTGATTCGCTGAACATAATCCGTTTTTATTTACGTTTCTTCATCCAATTATCATAACGCCTCTCGATAGTGCCGCGTACATATCCCTTGTGTCCTTTTATAGACTTTACGTGATAAGACTTTGTGTAGTTCATGTCCTTGGTGATTTGGAATTTTACCTTTGCAGGCTTTAGTTCTTTGCCAACCTTGTCGTAGAACTCGGTCATTACGGCAAATTGGTGGAATGAAGATTTTCTATTCTTACCAAGTCCGTGAACCATATTAAAGCCTGTTTCCCAATATCCCCAATACGGCGCAAGTATCGCAAAGAACACACGCCAAGTTTTGTTTCCACTACCAGCACTTCCATATCTCTGAATGTAATTCTGAGCCATCTGCCTTCCGTCTATCTGGAATGCTTCGTACTCTGGAATCCATTCGTGTAGATACGAATTTGTGGTATTAGCCTCATTCCATGTCGTGTGGCTTTTTAATGCTATGTCACCATAAAATCCGCTATACACAAGTTTACCGTCGTAAGATACGCCGCAGCAAAGCGAGCGAAGAAGATGTCCAGAACGGTACATGTGATTTCTGCTGTGATACATCTGAATCTTGTTGCCAATTTCCAGAATAGTTTGCTTCGCATACTCAATGAGTCTGTTGGTCTGCTCGACAGAAAGATTCTTCATCATCTCTGCTGCAAGTTTCTTTGCGTCGAATATAACCTTAGACTCTTTCATATACTAATCCCAACTCTTACGTGTCACATAGATACTCACACCACCAATCTGCGAAGGCTCGGCATTCTCTACAACAAACCTTAAAGGCTCGCCGTATCTTACAAGGGATATTTCATCACCGCTACGTGGGATAATATAGTTGTCGTTATAATCCTTTGTGAGCGGAATCGAAATGATATACGATGATGTCTGGAGTACACGCCCCTCGTCATCCGTCACCATGTGTTCGTCCATCACACCCTCATACAAAGTTACCTCTGTATCATCATCGTCACCGTGACCCTCAATCAAGCGGGTTATAGTGCCTTGGTACGGGTATTCAAGAATCTCATCCCTTGTCATAGTCTGTCAACGTCTTCAATAGGTATGAACCTAATCTTCTTCTGTATGCCCTCTAATATCTCAGCCTTTTCGTCATCGTATAGTTTGTACATACGTATTGCATACTTGATTTTCTCATCTTGGTAGAAGTCTTGTTCAGAGCCAACGGTCTTTTGGTAGCCATTGTGCGACTGTTGCAATGACGAGGTATTAGACGGGCTAAGAAGCACTGCGGCGAATATGATGTCTGCGGTCATCAGCTCCCTATCACGTTTCGTCACATTCTCGCCGTAAGCATCTTCCTCTGGGTCAATACCCCTTTCCAATGCTATCTTGACAAAGTTCTGCTCGTCAAAACGAGTGTATGTCGTGGATGCTTTAAGCCATTCTAATACCGTCATTGCTACACAATCTAATTACTTAAAACTAAAACCAATGAAAAAACATGTATTCTTTTATGTAGTACGTGTAATGTCAACAATTACGTGATACTGAGACTCGTCAAGCACAGTGGCGTAACGTCCAATAACATCCGTGTGGTAAGCCTTGAGCATACCGTTGGGAACGGTCTTGTTGATGACGTTCAGGAAGCCCTGTACCTTTGCCAGTGAGAACTCAATGTTCTTGTTCACCTCGCCAGAACGCATCAGCTCAACGTCGGCAACCTGTGCATGCACAAGTACACCAGCATAACCAAGAGGACGCAGAACAACAACGTTAGGATTCCAACCCTTCACGGTGTGATAGGTGGTAATGCCTTGAACGGTCTGCTGCTCACGAACAATGCGGATAGGCGAAATCTTTGAGATAGCCGAACGGCTATAAGCAACCAACTGCTCGTAGGTGATGGTGTCTACGGTTGTGGTAGAAGAACCACTGTTGACAATAATCACCTTGTCGGGAGCATACAGGGCAATGTAGCGATTTACCTCCTTGATAAAAGCGGCATTCTTCAAAAGAACGTTTACAACGGTGTCCCAAGGAATATCCCACTCGAACGGTGTGTTTTCGTGAATGTTGTTTGCCTCCTTGAAGTCAAACTCAATCTGACGCATCTGTTCGGGGATGTCTGCGTCGGCAGCAGACCAAACCTTGGTGATGGCGTGCTTGTAGTTTGCGGCAGGGATGTAGGGCGACTGATACACCTGTACACCACTAAAGCCCTGTGTCGTGCCAGTGCCGCCACCAACCTTGGGAAGGGAAATCATGTTACCATACTCGCCACCACGGGAAAGTGTCATAGCAGCCATGTTGGAAACACGCAGGTTGTGCGTCTTAACCAAGTCGGCTACACCACGAACATAACCCTCTACAAGTGACTGGTCTGAGCCAAGCTCACGAAGGCGTGCCTGCAACTCCAACTTTGACATTGAAGTCTCAAACAGTCCCTTACCATATTGGTAGATAGAACCCGTTTTCTCGCTGAATCCCTCGGCATCGAGTTGCATGGTCTCAGACAGAGGAGCCATTGCGTCAGCCATAGGAACGGTGCGGTTAATCTTCTGACGTACAGTCCAAGCGGGATTCTTCTTCAAGTCGGCGATGTCGATTTGATATTCATTACCCTCTACACGGAAATGCTCTTGCCAGAAGAATGCATTCTCGTCAATCTCGATGGTGTTGTCGATAAGAGTCTGCAAAAAGCCCCTGTTGCTGTTGTCAAACAGTCCGTGCTTATACAGTTTTTCAATAGCCTCATCGGGAGACCATTGCCATTTTAATGCGTTTGCCATAATTCAGTTCCTCCTTTCTTTAAATCCAGAAAATACCGTCAATCAAAGAACGGTTGTTAGCAAGCACATAAGCGGGCAGCGGCTGCATACGTGCAATCCAAGCCTGCTTGTTATAGACAGTGCTAATAGAGTAGTTGGCCTGACCTGTAAGACCAAAACCATCGGTGGGCATCAGGTCGCGGTCAGCTTCAACGAATGTGTTGGGCTTTGGAACAAGCACCGTTGCACTTGCACTTGCCTCGTCACCAGCGGCCTCAACGAGAATGTCGCCAGCGGAAAGTGAGCCAAGAGCAACACTAAGCGTAACGGCAAACTGCTCGTTAGTCTCGTCATAAACCACGTTTGTCACAACTGCTGACTGTCCAGTGCCAGAAGCGGCAGAAGGAGCTTTCATAATCAGCATTCCAACCTCTGGGGCATCGCCATAGCCGTCACCATTGATATAGATGGTGGTGTCGGTAGCAGCGGAAGTGGCCGTCTTAACACCGAACGAACGGAAAATAAGACAACCTTGTGCAGGAGTGTACTGCACAAGCTGTGCTGCATACAGATGGTCGAAGCCCTTCTTGGGATTAAGAATAGTACCGCCAAGAAGCACGTTGCCACGCATCTCACCGTTTGAATCCTTAACCCACACCCACTTTCCACCGCGAGTCTTTTGCGATGTTTCGTAGAAATAAGCTAAATTCGTTACCATAATCAATTTTTTAGTTATTAAAAGTTTAACATACCTTTACTTTAGGTAAGGAATCAAGGAACTCTTGCTCCTGTTTCTGTGTCTGTTTCGGGGCGAGTGGCTTGATGTCGCCAATCGAATCCCTAAAGATGTCTTGGAAGCGTGTGGTCAATCTCTTTGCCTGTTCCTCATCCGTTTCATCCAAGTTGACTGCAAAATCCGTTGCATAGTTTTCAAACGACTTATGCAGGTCTTCTCGAATGCCCTTTTTTGCCAGAGCCAAAACCGACTTGTACTTTTCTTGTTTGCGTTGTGCATCCTTGAACTTTTCCAATTCATCAAGTTTGTCTTGTAATTCCTTTGGAATCTCGACCTTTTTCTCTACTTCTTTTGGCTTCTTTGCAAGCTTTTTGTTCAACTCTTCTATCTGACGTGTCAGCTCGGATTTCTCCGATTCGTAACTTGTCTGCTTTTTAGCAAGACCTTTGACAGCTGCGCTTCTGGCTGTGTCAAGATTGAACTTGATTTCGTCATCAATGCCGTCATCATCAATACTTGCGTCTGGATGCCTCTTCACAAAGAAATCCGCAAACTTGTCCTTAAACTCGTCAGTTAGTGTCTCACCATCGTAACTTCTCTCGTTACAATAATCGTTTGCTCTCTGCAAAACTTCTTCTTTTGTCATAGTTCTCTCCTATAATTAAAAATGTAAAACAAAGTTGTTTGTGCAAAAATAGATATAAGGAGAAAAAGCATAAAAACAAAACAATAGAAAAAGCATTAACAAGATTAAAAAGTAAACGAACTTTATATTATTATAGCAAAAAACACATTGAAACAATGTGTATCTTTGCAACGAGAAATTTCTTAGACATGGCAAGAAGGCGCAATGACATAGTATTATCCCCATTGGAGGATGGCAACCAGAAATATGCCATTCGTTCCAATGCTGATTTTGTCGTACTTGCAGGCCCGACAGGTTCTGGAAAGACATACGCCCTATACTATGCGCCCATAGAATATCTTGCCATGAACGACAATGCAAAGATTGTGTGTTTCATGCGTAACGTGTCCGATTTCTGGGGTGCTGGAAAAGTAAGCGACACGGTAAAGTCTATGTACCCATTGGTTGACCGCTCGGTCAAACGACAGCCACACGACCCGATAGGCGAGATTATACGCAAGCAAGAGGATATGGGTATGAAGTTGTACAACGGTAGTGAATTGAAATTCCAACAGCTTGACAACGAGAATCCGATAGTCCTTGATAAGATTGCAAAAGGCTTGCAGGCAAAGAAACTTATCTTTGACGAGGCCAACAAGTTTGCTTGGCGTACAATCACCACATTTATGCCACGTCTGCGTTCCGATTCTGCTGGCAAAGCGCAGATATTCCTTGCACAGAACCCTGAACGTGAATGCCCTTTGCGAAAGATTTGCGGAAAGGGAGAACATGGTGGCGGCTGGATAAACAATGATGGAACTGTCGATGCTTCAATGGATGGGGTCGTGATGTTCTTTTATATGCACGAAGGTGACATGGATAAGATGTATTGGGGTCGCACAAAGCGAGAGGTCTACGAGAAATGCAAAGACCTTATTGATATGCGTATGGAACAAGACCCAGATATGACATACGAGGATTTCATTCTTTCGATGGTATTCTTCACATTTGACATCCGTGACAATAAGAAGATGCTGGCAAAGAACAAGTCATATCGTGGTATGACAGCCAACTCTGCAACGGCAGCATCATCATACGCAAACAATTGGAACTATTCGATTACGGACGAACAGAACGACGATGATGGTTTGTTGAACGTGGAACTTTCCACTACAGATGTAGAACGAATGTTTCGCCCATTGCAAGTTCCGACGGGAAGCGAGCTACTGAAACGTCGTATGACAATGGATATGGCTACGACAGGATTTGACAACCTCGTTTTCAAGTATTGGGAGTTGTGGTCGCACTATGGATGGATTTGCCGTGATTTCAAATATTGCACAAACAACAACAACCGTGAAGCGGTCATTATGGCAATTGATTTCAGGGATAGGCACAATCTTCAAGAAAAGGAAATGATTATAGATGTGCAAGGATTTGGTTTTCTCAAAGACTGTTTTCCTCGCGCAACGATGTTTAGCGGCGCAACAGCACCATCACAACGTAGCAAGGCTCAGTTCAGGGCATCCAAGGATGAGGCTGCGCATATTACGATGGAAATGATACAAAGCGGCCTTGTGCATTATGAGCCATCATTGGCAAATGCAAGGTATAACCACAAGAATATGAAGAGGGAAGGGGGAACTACACTACTAAAGCACATGGTCTTTGAAAGCCGCATATTCCAATTCTGCAAGACACCAAACGGAAGAATCGAGATGATGTCAAAGGAAAAGATGAAGACTTTTCTGAAAGGAATGTCCCCAGACCTTTTCGATAACGTCATACTGCTTTGCGGAGGTACAATCTATGATTGCTATCGTATGCTTCGCGAGGATGCTGGTGTGATGAAAAAGAAAATGCAATCCGAGGATATGCTTACACTCTTGAATGTGAATGGCGAGGAGTTTGTTGACACAAGGATACAAAGGCCACGAAAGATAAGAAATGCAAGTGAAATTTTAAATGTTTTATCAACGATATGATTAGACTACACAACATCAAATGGTTTATGGAAGACCCGACAAGGCTGACACTAATGAAGCCTTTTACAAGGGGTGGCGGCATGAACTTGCATGGGTATGAAGGCAATAAGGTGCTTAACAACACAATTCTTAATACAGGTTTCGCAAATCTTGACTTGTACCCCATTTCGCAAGACACGTATATTACGGAATACCGTCCCGACCTGCACCATATCATACTAAACGAAACAATACCGCACATATCGGTAAGAATCAATGGTACGGAACTTCCATCTAACCTTATTAATATTACGCAGACGTGTTCATTCCAAAAGCTGATACACTCTGCGCATGTCCGTAACCTTACGGCAAACCCACTTGAGTTTAACCTATGCAACCAAGAGCCAGACGAAAGCGAATCAAAGGCTTTCAGCGAGGTCAAACAGGAATGGCTTTGGCGTGACTGTGAGTGGAACAAGTATATGTCTATCAACATTTGCAAACAGTTGGGTAATTGCGGAACACTATTTTGGTACGACAAGTCTATAAACAAATATGGCATAACAAACTATTCTTACGAGGATGGCTATCAAATCGTTCCCAACTATGACGAATATGGAATAGAAATATCACGTTCGTTGGTTTACGAGGTTGACGGAAACGTTGTTATAGACACTTACGACGCAAAGAATCACTATCAAGTCACGAAAGGCACTGATGGCAATTGGGAAATAGAGGTTGAACGTCACGGATTCTCTCGTTGCCCCCTTCTGCATAAGCGTGGTAAGGTGGCTTGGGAGTATGCCGAATCGTCATGCGAGATGTGGGAACTGATGGCAAACATACAAGCCATAGCACTAAAGCGTTTTGGAACGTTTGCTCTTGTGTTTACTGGCGATATGGACACGGATTCATTCAAGCGCGATTCAAGCACGCTTATCATCAATCTTTCAAGCGACACAAGCAACGGCAAACAAGACGCAAGGGTACTTGGGTTCCCTGAGCCACAAACGATGGATGGCTACCTGAAAACGCTTGAAGAAAAGATTTCGTTGTTCAGTTCAACATCGTTTATCACGCCAAAGGATATTACGACATCGAATAGTGGTGGAAACGGTATTGCACTTGCAATGTCTAATGACTATGCGCTTGCAACGCAATCGGCTATAGACTGGCAGCGGTTTATGAATGATATGGTGTACCTGCACCAAGAAGGACTTGACCTTGAACTTAACAACGGCAAGGCAAAATACGCAAAGTTGAAGATTGGTGCAAAGATTATTCCTTGGTCACTTGAAACCAACAATACCAAGATTCTTAACTTGCAGATGGAATCACAATGGCTTTCGACACGAACAATCATTGAACGTTCACCAGACCGTGCGCCAGATGAAGAGCAACGCATCATTGCGGAACGTGGTTCACTTATACCAGCAAGTCAAAGTGCAAGCGTAAGCCAAGAAAAAGCTGCAAATATTGTTCGCAACAATAGTAACGAAATAATAGACAACCGAGCAAAGACTGGTTTAGAAGCATAGGAGGCGTTTGCATGGATGGAATGGATATTTACACTGCAATCACGACAATCCTCACGTTAATATGTAGTGGAGGGTGGTTCATAAATTGGAAGGCCAAAAAGCGCAAGGAGAGTGCGGAGGCTCGCCAAACAGAACTTAATGCCACCATTACTGAGCAGGATATGTATCAACAGATGCTGCAAGACATAGAGGGTCACAACGAAAGGCTGCGTCGCTACAACTCCGAGATAAGCGACGAATGCGAACAATTACGGAAACGTGTTGCTGAGAACGAAAACAAGATACGCGAACAAGATGAGAAGATAAAGGAGTATGACAGAAAACTGACTGCACAGGACAACAAGATAGAGTCGCTTGAACATCGGCTTGAACTTGTAACTGAAATGATGTGCGGAAAGTCAAACTGCCAACAGCGCACAAAGGTATTTCTTAGTCCAATTGATGACGATAGCTTTACAACAAGAAAAGACAAGTAAATATGGAATTAATGCTTAAAAGAATTGCACGAAAACCAACATACACAATAGGCAAGATGTATATCAACAATTTATACGTGTGTGACGTTCTGGAAGATTATGACCGTATCTATTTTGGAGGTTCAAAGGTTGCAGGAAAAACCGCTATACCGTGTGGGCGATACGAAGTTGTGCTAAATAACTATTCGCCAAAGTTTGGTAACAAAGAGCCGTACAAGACACTGTGTGGTGGGTGTGTGCCATTGATAGCAAACGTTCCCAATTTCAGTGGTGTAAGGATTCATATTGGAAACTCTGAGCGTGACACCGACGGCTGTCCCTTGGTTGGAAAAAACACCGTAGTAGGTCGTTTAACTGATTCAAAAGCGACATTTACAATGCTTATGAACAAGTACCTTACACCAGCGAGAAAACGAAACGAAAAAGTTTACATAACAATAAAATAACAGCGTATGACTGACATGGAAAAAGACAAGATTATCAAGGATTGCATGGAAAAGGCAATGTACAACGGTTGTGGCGTTCCGACATGTCTTGCAGTCGTTCTGTTTATTGTTGTCGTGTTCTTTTCCTCATGCGCCACACGTACCAAAATAGAGTATAAAGACCGTGACGTAAACCACTACATAACAAACACAGTGCATGATACCGTAAGAATACACGACAAGGATAGTGTCGCACACACAATAAGGATTATTGGCGATACTGTCTACGATACAAAGTATGTTGAAAAAACTCGCTGGCGTGACAGGATTGTAGAAAAACATGACACATGCTGGCGTGATAGCGTTGTTACAGAATACCAAGAAAAAGAAAAGGAAATTATTAAAATTCCTAAAATCTTTTGGGGTTCTTTTGTGTTTTCGATTATAATAATTATCTTTGCATTCATAAAGTTGACAAGATGGCTTCGGTTGATTTAGAATATAATCAGGGTTTTAAGATATACAAGGGCAACACATGGTTTAATAACCTTGTTCTTCATAAAGCTACGTATGAAACCGTAGTGATGTCATTGGGCGACAAGATAAGTGGTATTGTTTATTACAAGAACAATAAGCTTGTTGTTGATATGACTGAGTACATAATGTACAAGGATGTTAAGTATGTGCTTGTCAACCCGCCCACCGTCATTAAGGAAGGTCTTGTTTCAGACAACGGTGAGTTGAAAGGAATGACGAAGTATTCGTTCACTTTCTACCACCCTATGTACATGCTTTCCAATTTCCCGTTTAGCGATGTGGCGGTAGACGATAGTCAGAAACAATACCTTTCACAGAACAAGACTTTCAGTTGGATTGGAAACCTTGTTGATTATAAAGATAAGCTCAACAAGAACCTTGAAGGAACGCAATGGAAGGTTTCAATAGGAACAAATGTCACCGACGCAGAGAAAAACAAGCTAAGTGAGGTTCTTTCGTTTGATAATAACACAATCGCTGATGCCTTAAAAACTGCGTATGAAACGTGGGAGATACCTTACATTGTAGACAAGGTAGAAGCAGGAACGCAAGATTATTTAATAAACAGAAAACGATTTGTTGTACAATTTGGACTTCCGTCAGACAAGATATACAAAAAAGACAAAAACGGAAACTTTGTACTTGATGACAATAACCAAAAGATACCGTTTGTATTCAAGTATGGTCAGGGTGTTGGCTTGAAGAACAATTCACGCACACCAAAGAACAACAAGATTGTTACACGTATTGCTGGTTATGGTAGCGAGGACAACATTCCTTATGGCTATCCTCAGATTGTGTGGACAGGAAACCAAGATTGGAATTACACCATAAACAACGATTCTACTGCTGCAAATTCTTATCCAATCTACGACGGTATTGTTGGTGGTCAAAAGGTACGGCTTATCAAGCACCCGTTTACACGCACACACCTGATGCCGCCAATCTACAAAGAAACTGTCAACAAGAAAGTTAATCCCAATGCAACTGGCTACAACCCAAACACAGAGCTTGTAGATTACTATGATGCCGTAAACACACAGGGAGAAACGTGGGAAAATCCGATTATACAAGGACAGCCGTCTTACGAAATACATACATTCGAGGACATAAAGCCCGAACTTGGCGACAAGTATCTTGCAGGTGTGACATCGTATGACAACAACACGCTTAAAGCTATCTCAATGGATAGCTTCCTGACGCTGCTTGATGACTACTACAGCGAGTCAGAAAACGGCGACGAGAAAGACGCCATACTTCATTTGAAGAACTCCATAACCGAAAATGAATCTGATGAAGAATGGAGCACACTGTCACGCACCACGTACAAGTATGCGTGGAAGTTTACAAGTGACAGTTATTTCAAGTACGTCACATTCCAGTCCTCGATACTCAATTTCCAGAACACCATACTTATCAACAGTAGCGTTGTTCCCGCACCCGAATGGGATGATACGATGGATGATGACGGTAAATACGTGCAGTCGTATTTCAAGGTGACACTTCCCGTCTTGGGATTTGACCTGTATGCCTGTGCAGCCATTACGCAAGAGATGACCATCAATATGCGTAGCGGTGCTTGTATTGGTTGCTCATTCCCCGTTATGGTTGATTGGGATGACTACAAGCGTAATTTCTACGACAAGGATGGAAACTTTGCACCAACAGGAACGCAACGCAACTATACAAAATATCCCAATAGCACAAATAACTCGATAACACTTATCCTGCAAAAGGAAACAAATACGTTTGGCACTTTGATGCCTAACATATACCAAAAGCCTGCAAGGGGTGATAAGTTTGTTATTCTTGGAATTTCATTACCAACATTATACATTACAACAGCAGAAGGAAAACTTGAAACGGAGATGAAAAAGTACATGCGTGACAACAACGTGTACTACTATGAATATCCGTTGAAATTTGACGAACACTTCCTTATCAGCAATGAGCATATTCTGTCACAAATGAAGCCAAACGTAATTGTGAACTTTGAATATGCCAATGTAGAGCAGTCGTTGTATATAAAGCAAATGTCCATAAAGTACAACGAAAGCCCATTGCCAAAATACGACATAACGCTTACGGATGATGTTGACGTTGTACTTAATAAGATTGGAGAGGCGATTGCAGAATACAGAGGCCAACGTCAATATGGAAATGGTGGTGGTAATTCCGAAACATTAGATGGCAACAAGTTCCTTAGAAAAGACATCAACGATACTGCAAGCGGCACGATAAGGATGCTAAAAGGCTTGCAAGTTGGTGAACGCTTTGTTACTGGCCTACTTGGAGAAGGTGGCATATTCCGCAAGGATGATGATGGTACTACATACCTTGAATGTGATAGGATGTATGTACGCATGAAAGCTTACTTCGACACTGTCGAGGTACGTAGGTTCATACATAGCGGAGGTAACCGCGTAGCGTCTGCTGCTGGCATAAAATGCTCACGCGTAGAATACTATACACAAAACAATTTAACGACAACTGATGCAAGTGATGCTGCGTATTTCCGTTGCTATTTCCGTGCTAACGACAACGGCACAGAGATAACAAATGATTTTGAAATCAACGACTTGGCTTACTGCAAGGAAACGAACAAAGTTGGCGAGCAAGCAAACACAACCAACGCGGTTGCAACAAGAAGCGTGTCATCAAACAGAAGTGTGTCGGAAGAAAACATAACGATAAGCTTGGTTATCACTAATAACACCAACGCGTCTGTCACGTTGGATGGAGAGGCGAGGCTTGTTCTTTCTAACCCAGACGTGGATGGCACTTATCACGGGTGGAATGGCTCGTACAATAGAACAGACCGCATAGTTTTCAGCAACAGTGCGGTAACGTTGGCCGTTGGTGAGTCAAGAACGGTCACTCTTAGCGGTGAATTGTATAGAAGAAGTCCAGCTGGCGATAATGCACTTGCAGAAGCTGGTAGCAGAAGCAACGTTATATTGTATGTAGGAGGCGTTTCTGAGGTTGTTCTTTGTAGCAAACTGAGTAGTAGTATTGTGTTTCAAAATGGTGGCACATATAACGTCTCTCTCGCGCAAGGCGGGCAAGGTATTTCACAACGCTTCTATTGGCGCAAGGTTATAGGCGTAAGCAGCGCGGTTACATTGGACGGCGAGCATTACATTGACTTATCTGCAACAGACTGTGCAACGGGTTCTGATGTACCTATAGCACAAGACGACATTATACAACTTGGAAACACTATAGATACCAAACGCCAAGGCGCAATTATAGAGTTTGTAAGCGGCGAAGATGCACCATCTTACCAAATATACCAAGGCATCAATACATACAACCTTGACAACAAGAACTACATCGGGCTTGGATATTCTTCTAACAAAGGTCGTGCCTACATGAACGTGTATGGTGACTTCTACTTTGGCAGCAAAAACGAATCCACATACATAAAGTATAATTCAGGCGCATACAACCCGTCAACCAACCCAGACGGAGGAAAGCTGAAGATAAAGGCTGTCATTGAAGCGTCAAGCACGATTGGTGGCACGGAAACGACAACTACTATAGGCGACATACTTTCTGACATAGATGAATTACAACGTCAGATTGACGGAGCTATAGAAACGTGGTTTTACGATTATATGCCTGTAGAAAAAACCCAGTCTGGTGCTCCTGCAAACAGAATACCACTTACTACTATCACAATAGACGGACAGACAGTACCGTGTGAGCCTTACTATTCTTGGTACACAGCAGACCACGCAGGCACTGCTCAAGAGGTGAGGACTGAGCGTGCGAAACATCTCGGCGATATGTTCTACGACAACAGTACGGGATATGCGTTCCGCTTCTCTCTGAACGAGAATACAAACGCTTTTGAGTGGGTTGAGATAACCGATTCTGCCGTTATCGAGGCTCTGCGTAAGGCTGCTGAAGCATATAATCTTGCGGACACGAAGAACAAGATTTTCACTACCGCAGAGAATACTCTTCCACCAGTACCTTACAAGACTGGCGACCTGTGGGTGAACGCTACGGGTACATTCACATATACAGAGGATGGTCAGCTGAAGTCCGTGACGTACAGCAACGACATACTGAAATGTGTTCAGTCAAGGGACGAGAATGCGTCAGGTTCAAGAAGCATAACAGACTGGGTTCTCGCGTCGAAGTACACCGACGATACGTTGGTAGAACACTATACAAATCTGCTTACTGGTGCGGAAAGTCCACAGCAAGGTGCTACAGATAAAGAAATTGCACTTGCTGCTGAGAATGCGATACGTTCAGCACTCGGAGGAAAGACTATCCTAGACGGAGGTCTTATGCTTACATCAATCCTTGCATTAAGGAAACTGAACCATCCAGAAGATGACCCCGACGACCCAGACAACTACACGACATACGCAGGTATCAGCGGCGTGTATGACCAAACCTTGTACGGAGGAGGCATAGCTGCTTGGTACGGAGGAGGTATGGTTGATAAGCGCAATGCTACTACGGGAGCGTATGATGTTGCTAACGGTGCTAAGTCTGGATTCAGATTTGATGGCAGCGGATGGCTTGCCAACGGCAACATTACATGGGATGCTCAAGGGCGTGTTGCTATTAAGGACATCACAACACTTGTTGGTGGGAATGACACGGATATTTTGAATGCACTTACAACGTTCAACAACGCTTTCCATTTTACCACGTCACCTACGCAGCAATCCACAATACTTAACATTAATCCGCAGTATGCATTCTCTCATTTGGAGATATATGACGTAAACGGTAACCATGCTGTTGCTACAACGGACTATGTAAATGAAAACTTTGTAACAAAAGCATTCTTCAACCGCCTGTTCCAAGCATACAGCAACGAAGACCACACCGATGCACACAAGGTTAATCCGAATGAGGCGACCGCCATCAACAATCTCAAGATTCTTGTCGGAGCATGGACTGACCAGTACCTTTCCGCAAAGGGTATCAACCCGCAGCAAAGCGGAGGGGGTGGAGTCGGTGATGTGACGTGGGACTTGCTTGCATCATCGTCAGACACAAACCAGATAGCATTAAGCCACCTTACTGATGCGCTTACGAACTACGCCACACAGTCATGGGTAACGTTGCAAGGATTCCTAAAAACACACCAGACACTTTACACACTGTCGGTCTATGGCGGCACGACAAATGTACTTAGCTTTAAGCCCAACGCCAACGCAAGCCTATACATAAAGGCTAGCGGTGATATATCGCTTACGCCTGACACAACCAACCACTATATAACACTTTCGTACTCACATCCTACAGGTGGTGCGGACATAACCATATCTGAGGCAAGTGGAAAAGTTCTCAGCGCGATTACCGTAAACAATCTTGGTCACGTTACTTCGGTAAGTAGCAAGACGCTTGAGGCTGTTGACATTCCAAATCTCGCAGCCTCGAAGATTACAAGCGGAACGTTTGATGCAGCACGTATTCCAGACCTTTCTGCTACCTACGCAACAAGCACGCAAGTGTCAACGCTTGAGGGATATTTTACCAGCGGTGTTGCAAATTCAGCATCAAAGCTAAGTGACAACACGGCATGCACGGCATGGGGGCAGACGTTCTTCAACAACGGAAAGCCCGTGTCCGTCGCCAACACATATATGTCGGGGGTGACAAAGATTGATGACCTGCTTTATTTCAGCAATGGAAATGTCGGAATCGGAACTGATTCTCCAAATTACAAATTCCAAGCCATTTTAGATTCAAAAGGCGTAAGTTTTAAGACAGGCGAAATTAATTATACAATATTCCCAAATTCTTCATCTGACACCGCTGGAATGGCTGTCTATCTACCTGCTGCTAACAATTGGTTTCAATTTTTATCTATAGGAACGCCAGAACCGAGCAGTGGCGCAAGATTATATTCTATTGGCTATTCTACGGTAAGGCATCACACTAATATCTATGGTGTAAATGTAAGGCTATATAGTTGCAATGACAACGGAGATTGGATTCAGACGCTTGGAACGACAAAAGTAGGCAATGTCATAGTAGGTTATAGTTCTGGATATAGAAGTGACAGCCTCCTTTCTGTCAATGGTGACATATTTACTAATAGGATTTATTTCTACAGACCTACGCAAAATAGCGATGAAGGTGCTATCTATGTAGAAAAGGTTACCGTTGACAACATCAATTACCTAAAGCTCAACGGCAACTTCTACGCCACAGGCTCCGTGAGCGCATTGGGAGCAAATACTGGTGGTGGCGGAGGTGGTGGTGTCGGTGATGTTACTTGGGACTTGCTGGCATCTGAAGCTACAAACAACAGGACAATACACTCATCATACATACAGGACGCGCTTACTTCTCTTGGCTATGCTACTCAGTTATGGGTAAACAACCAAGGATTCCTGAAAAGCATACCTACGGCATCATCCTACAATAAGGGAGGCGTAAAGGTAGGAAATACTCTTGCCATATCAAGCGAGGTTCTCAACCTAAAGAGCGGTGTCGCAACAGCAGGCACTTACTATAAGGCTACGGTTGATACATACGGGCGCGTCACTGGAGGCTCAACATCACTTGCTGCATCAGACATTCCAGACCTTTCGGCTACCTATGCCACAAGCACGCGAGTGTCAACGCTTGAGGGATATTTTACCAGCGGTGTTGCAAATTCAGCATCAAAGCTAAGTGACAACACGGCATGCACGGCATGGGGGCAGACGTTCTTCAACAACGGAAAGCCCGTGTCCGTCGCTAACACATATATGTCGGGGGTAACGGGGATAAACAGCCTTCTGTACTTCAATAACAGCTTTGTCGGCATCGGAACGGATTCGCCAGAGTACAAGTTGCATGTTGATACGGACGATAGTGGCGTAGTTTTCTCGACAAACGACTACAAACTAAGGTTGGCTCCGCAGACCTCGGCTAATACGGCTTCTATGATGCTATATTGGCCAGCAAAAAGTTCATGGTTCCAATTGTTCTCCTTGGACACAAGTGTAGCTTCATCAGGAACATCAAACATCTTAGCTTTTGGATATTCACCAATCAGGCATAATACCGAAATATATGGCACGAATGTGAGATTATATAGCATGGACGACAGCAACAACTGGATTCGTACACTCGGCACATCTAAGACAGGTCATGTTATCATAGGCTATGATACTGGATATAGGACTGATTGCCTACTTAATGTGAACGGCGACACGTATACGCAGAAGCTTTATCTATACAAGCCAAACACTGCAAATGACGAAAACGCCATATTTTTCACCGTAGACACTGTTCAGACGACAGACTCATCAGGCAACACTTCAAACAAGAAGGTGTTGAAGCTCAATGGTGATTTCTATGCCACAGGCTCCGTGAGCGCACTCGGAGCATCGTCTGGCGGCAGTTCTGGCGGAGGTGTAGACTTGCATGACCCTTTGAGTTCGATACACTCTCAACTATATTCAAACCCGACACAGAACAACGCCATACTTATATACAGCAAATCGAACGGATGGTACTATGACACGTTCAACAAGTCGTCATACCTCACGACGACCTATTCGCTGACCGTCAATTGCAATTCGACAGAAGCCCTTACCTATACGCCGTCATTACAAGCTAAGACGTTGACTCTGAAAGGCGGCAACGGCATTTCCTTGTCGGCATCAAACGGCACGATTACCATCAGCGGCTCAACACCAACATACAGGACTTTTTATATTAAGTCGCTGAATACGGAATCCGCCGCAAGCAGCGTGTCCGTCATCAACTACACACCGTCGGATTCCGACAACAAGACGCTGACGTTCAAGGCTCTCGGTGACATAACGCTTGATACGGAAACGTCCAATCAAATCGGCATCAAGTACGAACTGCCGACGGCAAGCAGCACTACAAAGGGCGGTGTGAAGGTGGGCACTGGACTGTCTATCAGCAAAGAAATTCTCAGCATCGGAAGTGGTGTGGCTGTCCTCGGTACAGCACAGACGTTTACGGCTGTTCACCGCTTCAATGACGACACATGGTATCTGAACGGCGCGGAACACTGCGACATACATAACAGGCAATGGGACAATGGGACGCTACGCAACAACAACGGGACAGTCAAAGATGCATCTTTTGCCATCCGCAATGCCGTTGAGTTCCGTTGGTACGACACTTATTGGGATATAGGCAACATACGCTCTTCCGACACAAGCTCTTACGGTTTTGGTATAGCATACCGTAATGAGAGTGACAGTTTTGTCCGCGACTGTCTGCGTGTGACCCCAACTGGAGATTTATTCATAACAGGAAACGGATATGTGTTCGGTACGCAGCCTGCCGTCCACGTAGGTACGGACTATAATAATTTCATTGCCCTCCATTGGTCATCTGACGGCAATCGTGGACTCTATGGAGGAGGATGGATTATAGGATATAACGGAACGAACACCTACCTTAATAATGGTAACGTTGGAATAGGTACGGTATCTCCTTCACAGAAACTTGAGGTCAACGGCAATGTCAAGGCCACGAAGTTCTACCTGACCGACCAGCTTTATTTCGAGGTGGACGGTACGAGTATCAAGTGTAACGGCGACTTCTACGCAACAGGTGCTGTATCTGCTCTTGGTGCTAACAGCGGAAGCGGCGGCGGCGGTGGTGTCGGTGATGTCACTTGGGATTTGCTGGCAAGCAATAGCGACACGCATCAGATAGCAGCGTCGCATCTGAACGTACTCAATGGCTACGCACAGCAGTCGTGGGTCACGTCGCAAGGGTATTTGACATCATCTGCTCTGTCAAGCTACGTCACGACGAACACGGAACAGAACATTACGGCAAAGAAGACGTTCACCGTTCAGCAGGCGTTCACGGTTGCAAGTGGAAGTCCTTTTACCGTAACATCTTCTACTATTGTAACAAATCTTAACGCCGACAAGCTTGATGGGCAGGACGGTTCTTATTATGCCACGGCATCTGGTCTTTCAACGTTGCAAGGTTTCTTTACGGGTGGTGTTGCAAATTCGGCTGCACAACTTAGCGACACTTCTGAATACAAGGCTTGGGGGCAGACGTTTTTTACTGGAGGAAAACCTACATCAATCAGCGATGCTCCGTTGTCTGGTGTTACGAACGTTGATTTGCTTTTGTACTTTGACATAGCGAACAGTAGGATAGGCATCGGAAGCGGTAACTCTTCACCAGCATACACACTTGATGTTAACGGAACAATTCGTGTAGGCACAGATGCAAATCTGATAGCAGAACATAGCACAACCAGTAAGTATATGGAACTTAGTTCAGCTGGCAACGAAATACTTATAAGTGGTGCTGGTAGCAGTAGCTTAACTATGCACGTAAACTATAGGACATCTCTACAGACCAGCAAGTACGTTCCCGTTGAATGGCAGTGGCATAATGGCTCTTCTGATTCGTGGACGAAATTCATCCTTGGCTCACTTGAGGCAAAGACGAGCATCAAGATTGGAGGTGCAACCCTTACGTGGGTATCAGGACAAGGATTGAAGTGTGACGAGAACTTCTACTCCGAGAAAGCTATTTCTGCTTTAGGTTCAAACAGTCAGTCTGGTGGCGGTGGTGTCGGTGACGTGACATGGGATGCACTCGCAACGACAGCTACTGGTGGTAGAACAATACATCATTCATATATTGATGATGCTGTTTCAAGTTACGGATATATTTCTCAGTCGTCAGCAGACAATAGATATATCATGTTGAATGGTACTTCAAGTATTACTGGCGACCTTATACCAGTAAGCACAGCGTCGAACTTATGGTTAGGTTCGTCATCTTATCATTGGACAGAGGGTCATATCGACAATATCTACATGAACTCGACTAATAATAACAGTAAGATAGAAATAGCTGGTGCAGCAAGTACATTGACTATCAATGCAACAAGCATAAACAATCCTGCCGCGACTTTATCTATTCAAAACAGCAATGATGCTCGAAGCCTTTCTCTTTGTTCTGGAGGTGGAAACGTCGGTGTAGGAACTTCACCTAACAGTAGTTATAAGCTGTATGTGAACGGTAATACTTATTTAAATGGACTTCTCAACGTTAAAGACTTTTTTATTCAAAACTCTGGCCCGAATTACTATAACATTGGAGGTAATGGTCTGACTGTATATCAGAATGGAACTTGGACTGGCGGCTCTGACATACGACGCAAAGATATAGTCACTAATATTGGATGCGATATTAATCAGATTGCATCCGCTCCTATATTCAATTTTATATGGAAAGCAGACATTACAAGAACGGTTCATGTAGGTACGTCAGCACAGTACTGGAGTAAAGTGTTTGAGAATGCTGTATCTGAAGGAGGTGACGGGTATCTATACATGGACTACGGTGCAACAGCACTTGCATCAGCAGTGATTACAGCGCGCAAGGTATTAGAACACGAAGGACGTATAAGACTCTTGGAGATTGAGAATCAAGCACTTAGAAAGGAAATTGAACAACTTAAAAAAGCAGCATAGATATGAGTTACATTTCAGACGAATACGGGGTGCATCTTGGAGCGCCGATTAGCATCTACGATGTTCAAAGGTGTCTTGGCTCGACTTCGCCAGACCTTGCAACCCTGTGTATGAACAACAACGTAAATATGTGGTCGGGCGTTAAACCAATATGGCACACAAAGGTGAGCGAGCTTACCGACAATGACAGGGCTGGTAGAGTATTGTCTGGGTATAAGACTGGCGGTGGAATCAAGAAACGTGCCTATCTGTGGTCTGACTACGAAGGCAGTATGGCATCGACAAGTTCTTACGGAAATCCAGCAAGCGTGGTGTGGACGCACGACAAGCCTTCTGTAGGCGGGGGTTGTGCATTCCGACTGACTGACTTTAATGGTTATTATCATAACCAAAGAAATGTTTTCAGGATTTTTTCTTATATCGACAACTTGGACGGCATACCAATTCCATCGACACCTACTGGTACTGGCGGTGCTGAAATCGAGTTCCTTTTGGATGCAAACGTCGTAACAGGATGCGTAAGGCCACAAGTTCTTTTTGGTGATTGCATAAACCTTTCTGGAAACAAGCATTTTTATGCTGGCGTAATCTTGGCAAGTGGCAACGGCGCAAGTGACAAGCATTATGTGAAGACATCAGACAAAACGCTTGAATCTTGTCTTTACGCCTCTTCTGGTGATACGTATTTGCACGTATCGTTCAAGGTTGATACTGCCCTTTTTGCAAGAGCTGTCACTGGAGGAAGTGCAAGTGCATACCAAAGCTATCCTATGAGAAATGGCGATAAGTGGACGGCTTGTGTGGTTCTTGTTGATAGGCAGATAACAGGTTCAACGTCCGACTACACGTTTAACAGCACAGACACAATCGTAAGGTTGGAGTATGCTGAAAACGTGGACAGGTGGACTCTTCCTATTAAGCAGAGTAAGTACTCTATTATTACAAGCATGAAGATGAGTATTCGTTTTGCAAAACAGTCGCAACAGTTAAATGGCCATTGGCGTTACAAGATAGCGTTTATAGATGTTACAGCAACAAAGGCAACTGGCGATGATGTGCCATTTAGTGTTGACGGAATGTTTCAGTGCCAAATCGGTAATGTCTCAATAGAAAACCAAGGGTCGGCATATAACGGTGAGCCTTTGGAGGTGTATGTAGGAAGCCTGACATTTACAGGCACAGGCGTACAAGTGCTCCATTTGTATCCTAACGTGTATTATGAACTTACAAGCACAACCGCAGGAAACCAACTGCTAAACGGACGGCTGACATTTTATAACCCTACGATTGGCAGATTTGAAGGAGGGTGGTCTGTAGACGCCCATAACCTCGACTCGGAATACATAGTTAGTGATTTAAGTATAATATAATTTTAATTCAAATTAAAAGAAAACAGTTATGACAGAATCGAATTTTAGTTTGTTTAAGGTTGCATCGTTCATCGGTGTGTTAGTTCTTGTCCTGACGACCATCATGGTATTTGCAGGAGGTATCTATCTGATTAAGGACGGTCACTCGGCCAATGGTATAGCGTGCTTCATAGGAAGCGTTGTGTGCGCTGTCTGCGCCGTCCGTGTGTACCGCAACTATCAGAAACGAAATCAGTAGAAAATCTTTTTTAATTCACTTTAATATTAACAATTTAAATTCCAAAAGTTATGAGTACATTTAACATTACAAGTTCATCAATGAACAACCAGTTTGAGTATGCTGACGAGAACGTCACAGTACAGGGTTCCTACACCAAGGACGCAACCACAGACACTTTGCAGAATGTCAGCGGTTCGGTCTACAAAGTCCCAGCACAGCAGGGTCAGCAGGGTGAGTACATGGGCAACTTCAACGGCTACATGCGTGACGGTGAGGTTCGCTACAGCATCTCCGAGATGTCACGCCGCAACGCCAACATGACATGGGATGCCATCGACGAGATTGAGGCCAACATCACTGGTACAAACGAGTAGTATCATCTATCAACCATTTAAGAATGTTTACGAATATGAAGAAGACAATCAAGACAGAAAAGGTTCTTTCGGCATTCCGTGTTCTGAACACCGCCAAGTACTCCAAGATGGAGGATGAAGACAAAATCAAGGTGTGGAAGATTGCTCGTGCCTTGAAACCAGTCGCCGACAAGTTTGACGATGATTCAAAGGATGCCGCAGAGAAGTTCAAGCCCAGCGAGGATTTTGGCGACAACCTTCAAAAGGCACAAGAGTACGAGCGTCTGCGTAATGCTGGCGAAGACATGTCGAAAGCCTCGATGGGTGCTGCCGAATACGGTGAGTTCATCAAGGAGTTTCAAAGCTACAACAAACTCGTCGGTGATGCCGTCAAGGAGTTTGCCGACAAGGATGTTGAAATTGAATTTGAGCAACTTTCCGAAGATGCCTTTGGTAAGCTTATGGCATCGAACGAATGGGATATGTCGCAAGTGGTAATGCTTGATGGAATCGTAACAAAGTAATTTTGTATGGCAACAAAAGTCATAGCATGGCCAACTGGTAGTGGCAACATCACTCTGTCTTACAATGGTCAGGGTGATGGAGCCATTACGGTGCAGTCTGATGAAAACAACCTTGACGTTTCACGCAGCCAGAGTATTACGGTTGAAACCACAAAAGGCGGCACTATAAGCCAAGTGTTGACAATAACTCAAGCCGCTGGAACTAACTTTAGGCTTTCAAATGGCGATGTTTTTGCGCCTTCGGATTATGATTATATGAACGTTCAAACTGATTAGGAATTATGGCAGTATTTACAAGTAATTACACAGGCGCACAGATTGACGCGGCTATAGGAAAGTCTCTTGCAGATGTTCAGTCATCAATGAGTGTGGTGGCAATCAGTGTTAACACAAGCTCGGTTTGCTCAATCACAGGTGCTGGCAACAGTGGAAAGAGCGAGACCATTATCTACACCAACTCAGGAAGTAGCGACCTGACAGTGACAGTGCCTACGACAAACATACAGACACCTGACGGGCAGGCAATAGAGCTGACTTGCCCAGCAGAAGGTTACTGTGAAGTTTCTTATCTTAATATCGGAGGTACTATTTATGCTCGCGGTCTTTAATCTTTAAAGATAGAATTGTTATGGAAAAATATTTGTATATCAAACAAAGTATAGCAAAGCATTTTATTGACTTTGCAGAACCATTGTCCGCAGAGGAATATAACAACCTTGGCGAAACATGGCAGGACTATGTAGATAATAAGTGGGTTCTTTTGAACGAAGAGCAACGAGCATTCTATATCGAACATCCCAATGCTGTACCAAAGGAGGTATGGGATATGGAGATGTTTCCAAAACCAGAACGTACAATAGAACAGGCGAAGCAAGAGAAGATAGAAGAGATAGAGATATATGACAAGTCGGAGGCGGTGAATAGTTTCACAATCGGCAATCTCTCCATGTGGCTTACCGTCAGCGAACGCCAGCAGATTGCTACTCAAATTAGTTCCAATGAAGCTATCGGCAGAGAGACAATGACACGATGGTTTGAAGGACAGGAGTTTACTTTCCCCATTGCCACATGGAAACAGATGCTTGTTGCCCTTGAAGTCTATGCTGGCGATGCCCTCAATGTAACGGAATGGCACAAGTCCTCCGTCAATGCGCTTGATACCATTGAGGCGGTAGATGCTTATGATTATACGTCTGATTACCCAGAGAAATTAACATTCTGATTATGAGAAGAAGAGCTTTGTTAGGAGGAGGGATAGACTATAGTAAGCAATATTTTACTATAGTGTCCTTGTCTGACAATAATACGATTGGATGGAAAGCTAGCTATAGTTCTTTAACTAAGTATATTAGCATATCCATAGACAATGGAAACAGATGGACTGCAAAAAAATCCACTACAAGTGGTGTAACATTGGCAACCATAAACAGTGGAGACAGATTACTGGTAAAATATTATAATGCTGCTTTCTATGGTAATAGTAGCTACTATAATTTCTTCACTTCTACAGGCGACTTTGATGTAGAAGGGAATATTATGTCAATGCTCACCGATGGTGATTTTAAAACGCTTTATACAATATCGGAACAGTATGCTCTTAGGCAATTGTTTTATAACTGTACTAGATTAAAGAACGCAAAGAACCTTGTTTTGCCTGCTACAACATTAGCAAATGGTTGTTATTCAAATATGTTCAGTGGCTGTAGTGGTCTAACGACAGCTCCAACATTACCAGCTACAACATTGGCAAAAAATTGCTATCAGCGGATGTTCCTTGGTTGTACAGGTTTGACTTCAATACCAACAAATTTACTCCCAGCTACAACGTTAGCAAACTATTGCTATGGTCAGATGTTCTATGGTTGTACAGGTTTGACTTCAATACCAACAAATTTACTCCCAGCAACTACAATAGCAGATGGTTGTTATTATATGATGTTCCATGGTTGTACAGGTTTGACTTCAATACCAACAAATTTACTCCCAGCAACTACAATAGCAGATAGTTGCTATCAGGAGATGTTCTATGGTTGTAGTAATATAACGACTGCACCTTACTTGACTGCAACTACATTGATAACTTATTGCTATGCTGGTATGTTCGGGAATTGTACCCAGTTGAACTCAATCCGTATGTTAGCAACAGACATATCAGCTACAAGATGTCTATCAAATTGGGTGTCTGGTGTGGCAGCAAGCGGTACATTCGTCAAGAATAGTTCAGCAACGTGGAGAACAACAGGTGTGAATGGTGTTCCAAGCGGTTGGACGGTAGAAACAGCAAGTTCTTAAAATGATATGACTATGACGACAATGCTTATATTATCAATCCTCTTGGTCACCCTCTACTTGGGGGCGGCCATCTGGAAGATAAAATGCCTCACCGACAGCATCAGCGACATGGTTTGCTGGCATCCAAAGAAAGAGCAATGGGTGTGAAGTGCATGGCTTGTAACGATGAGTCTAATGGGTGGTATATTTTTTTGGTTAATAACGAAATAAACGAGTGGATTATGGGACAGAATACTGATTACGAAAAAGCGGTAACCTTCAAGGGTACTGATTTAAAGTACCTGTTGAAGATTGAGTCGGAGGGATTCTCGATGGATGACGATGATTTCAAGGTTATTCTAAGAAATTCCTTCGGGACAAAGAAAGTAGAAATCGAAAAGAGCCAGATGCTCAAATCAGGTGATGATGGCTACATCTTTACGTTTTCTACCGATGACGTAGGCACAAGTGAGATTGTAATGACTACAATCGCCTATGTGCCAGACTCAGACTTTGACGACGGCATAAGAACGGAAGTGGAAAGGTTTGTTTTGTGTATCATTAAGTGAATGCAGGTATGAATGAAATAAAGGTGTCATTCGGATGTGCAACCGTCACGGTGTCACGTATCGGCGGTTGTATCACGGCTTCGGCAGAGCGAATAGGTGGCATGACCACAAGGCTCACCAAGAAGGGCGGCATGACGGTCACGGCGGCATTGATATGCGCAACAGACCAAGGTACGAGGTATCTTCGTGTAACGCCAGAGAACCCACAAACATTCCATTGGATAAGCTACACGAACGAGATTGTCTATGATGTGCAGTCAAATGTAAACTGGAATATAAGTTAGTTTTTCATATTGTTTAATTGTTTTAATTTTGAAGTATTATGGGATATGCAAGTTGGCTAACGCCAAGTAAATTATCGGGAAGTGGCAATGATACCGTCAACGTATCAGCCAATGCAAACAACACTGGACGTAATGCGAGGACAACAACTCTTACGTTCAGTGCGGTAGGTGTGGAAGATGTGGTTAGAAACGTCAGTCAGACGGGTAAGCCAGAGTTCGGAACGTTTAACAACGCAAGCGCGGCATCTGAAAAAACTGGAGGCACTTTGACTTTAAGCGGAACTTCCAACTCGTCGAAACTGACGTTTAGTAAGGGTACGGACAACATTGGCCTTACCATTCCTGAAACATACACTGCCGCTGGATTGACAACCAACAACGGTGACGCAATTACAGGAGACCCAGGAGCAACGCAGGAATATGCGTGGAGCATTCCATTTACAATTCCTGCCAACACGGGTGTTGACCCGCTGACGTGTCAGATTGTGGTGACGGATGATGCAGGTCACACGAGCACCTGTACAATCACGCTGGCCGCTGGCGATGCTACACTGAGCGTAACACCTGCAAGCGTAGAGATTCCTTGGGACGGCTCTACAAGTGCATCGTTCACGGTTGCGTCGAACACGAACTGGACAATTGCGTAAAGCACCTACAACTTTATCAAAAGGATTGGTGTCTAAGTATTTATTACTTAGGCACTTTTCTTTTTTAGTTAATAAAAAAAACAAAAACAACTAGGAAAAACGCAACTTAACCAATTGAAATACAACACATTGGAAAGTTGTATACGGACTTAAAAAAGTTCTATTAGGATTTAGTTTGTTTCCATCGTAACTTTGCAACCGTAACGTTACAAAGTGAGTAATAACTAAAAGTTTAACAAATTAAATCTTACATAGGATATGGCAGAGATTTATCAGTTGCCAGACGGCAACAACAACAACGGAGGATTTGGTAACATACCATTCTCTATCCCTATCGGTGGTTTCGGTATGGGTGGTGGTCTTTTTGGCGGGAATTACGGCATGAACGGGATTGCTGACTTATTTGGACTTGCTATCATTGCTTCAATGTTCGGCTGGAACAATGGCGGATTTGGCAATGGAGGCTTTGGCGGAGGAAACTCAGGCGCGGCTTTCTTGGCTAATCAGCTCTCGAACGATTCGGGTCGTGAACTTATTATGAATGCTATCACCAACCAAGGCGAGGCTTCACGCACAGCCATTCAGACACTTAGCACTATGTTAGGTCAGGACTTCAACTTAACAAATGCAGGTATTCAGTCTGCTCAGAACACGCTGAATCAGATTGCTAACCAGCTCGGTATGTCTACCTTGCAGATGATTAACGCTGTACAGTCTGGTGACGCTAACGTAATTAGCACCTTGCAGAGCTGTTGCTGTCAGACGCAGAAGCAGATTATGGAACAGGGCTACCAATCTCAGATTGCAACTCTAAACCAGACCAATCAGCTTGGCTCACAGGCAGACCGCAACACCAATTCGTTGCTGAATGCAATCAACGCACAGACCGTTGCAATGAACGACCAGTTCTGCGCAGCCCGTGAGCGTGATATGCAGGCTAAGATTGATACACAGGCTGACATCATAACTCAGCTTCGTGGTCAGATTGACAACGCAAACCAGACTGCACAGATTACGGGTTATGTTAATTCACTGATTGCTCCATTACAGGCAAAGGTTACGGAGATTGCCGATAAGCAACTTCCGACTGTACCAGTTCAATGGCCGCAGATTCAGGCTGTGAATACCACACCTTACATGGGCGGTTGGAACGGTTTTTATGGCAACGGGTTCGGCAACCAGATTGTGTTTTAACGATTAAGTGGATAGGAGGTATATAGCATGTGTTTCAATAATGTAACAACAAATGCGGGAGGAATACCACTACTCGTTTCAACCGCAACCACTATTGGTACTGAGACTATCGACATTGCAATGGGTTTTCGCAGGATTCAGCCTCTTGGCTATTTTACTCTCCGTATTTCGGATGTAATACCTGCCGATGCCACAACGACACTACCTGTTTCTTTAACACTAAATGGCACTACACGTCAGTTGACACTCCCCAACGGAGAAAACGTCACTGCCGCAGAATTGCTTAACGTGAGTACAATTTTGGTGTGGAATGACAGATTCAACGGCTCGTTGATGCTAATGTCTCGTACCGTAGTGTGATTCGCACAAGCGTCGGGCAAGCGTTCTTTGACTTACTGATTGACAAGAGACTTTTCGTAGTCGGATAGGTACATCCATCTCATTTTGCGATACGTTTTGCGCATTCCAACGCACACACGATAAACGCATCTATTTCTATACCCATAGTCTTCAACGTCACTTAAAGAAGAAAATCTTTGATAAATTTTCCCGTCTTTTATTGCGACTACAGGTTTACGAAGAGTTGGATATTCTCGACCAGTTCTTGACTTACTGTTTACTTCTTTTGTTATTGGGTTCTGCATGTTTTCTTTTGCGGTACACCAACGAAGATTAAGCACGTTGTTATTGAACTTATTTCCGTCGATGTGGTCTATTTGTGGCTTGTTTAGATGGTTTGGAAGAAAAGTTGTGGCAACGAGTCTGTGGACGGAATAATATTTCTTTTCATTTTTGATACTTATGCACACTCTTTTGTATTTTCCATAAATGTTTTGTTTGAGTATTCTCGGATTATTCCACTTAACACTACCGTTCATTACATTCACAAAACGTCCCAAAGATACGATGCGCCCAAAATTGGAAGCCATATAAAAACCTTCCATATTTGGAATTTCTTTAAATTCTTCCCCTTCGAGTTTTATAGACTCAATAAATTCTTTGTTTGTCATTTTTCTTTCTGAGTTAAATAACTTCTGAGATTTAAAAAAGGGAAGAGCCTCAGAAATACTCTTGTCAGTCGGTGGCCAAACCAACCTATCCCGATGCAAAGGTACAAATAAATTAGTGAATAAACAAGTATTTTAAAGTAATTAACAATGGAATTTTCAGCACTAACGAACGGAATGCCGTTCTACGTTTTAAGAAAGAGTGACAAGCCTTTTTTGGAGGTTGGCGTGGTAAAGCAGAAATCGCAGCCAAGGGCACAATACCCGATGCAGACACCAAATGTCGGTATGGGGTTACAGATGCAGCAGGTTGTGGATATTACGGCTACCATCAACGGCAAGGACGAAACGTTTCCAAACCTGCCCGTGAATGTGGAAATAGCCCAAAAGGGCAATGATACGTTTAGCGGTAGTAGGGAAGCGATGTTGCAAGCCGTGGATGCTATGTTGCAGACATCAAAGAAAGCAATAGAGCAAGTTCCGTACCACAAATCGGTAATAGCCGAGAGCGAGAAGATGCTTGAAACGCTTAATCCGCAGTATGCCGAGAACAAGCAGAATGCAAGGGTTATCCAGTCCTTGCAGGAAAAACAGAAGATGCAAGAGCAACAACTTGCAGAGTTGAAGGCACAGAACACGGAGATGCTATCCATCTTACGACAATTGAACGGCAGTCCGTCCGCTGGTGTTGTTAATCCTTAAAACCGAGTAAAGATATGGGCTATATTATTCTGAACACAGACCGTGAGGACGAGATGGATGGCTTGCGCTCACAGATGCGTCGCAATTATCGT